ACCACAAAAGCAAGCAGCACGCAAAAGCGTGCTGTTTGTTTTTGTGCTATTTGATATTTACTTCTCTTCCCAGGCCACGAGTCTCCAAGTTGGCTGGCGACGGGGCAGGAGCTGAGCGCCCGCTGCGCGGGATGAAGCGAAGTGGATGCCCAGTGAACAAAGGAGCATTGCAAGCGGCAGCGCCGCAAGGCGACTATTGTGAACTGAGGACCTACTGGGTACTTGCTCGTATATCAGTGGCTCAGTGCGAATGATACAGTAGGATTAGCTGTAGGTAGCTGCCGGATACCAAAGAAAAGAACAGTCCAAAGGGGCGGCGTTCATAAGACAGTTAACAGTCACAGTAGTTTGCTCTGCTTTGGCTGTTCTTGCATTCTTTTCTGTTATGTGATAACATGGAACCGAACAGACCTATAAATCGGAATTTGTTTCATTAAATGCGGAAGGGAATTATTATGGATAGAATTGAAAAGGTAAGAGAAATAGTAGACGAAATCATATTGAAAATGTCAAAGGATGAAGCACGTAGACATGCATATTTACACTTATATGGTGTTTCACAGGCATGTGCATTGTTAGCATTAAAGCGAAAAGAAAATGTTGAATTAGCTGTTATTGCTGGTATGTTACATGATATTTATACTTATGCAAACTTGGACTCAAAAGATCATGCTCATAAAGGGTCAGAACAGGCACGAGGCATTTTGGATTCACTACACATTTTTAGTGAAGATGAGAAAGATTTGATTTGTGCAATATAAAAACACACCACAAGTTACCTGCGTCTAAACCCCCTTTATTTACGTGCTTTTCGAGGTAGTTAGAAGTGGACAATAGCCGAGAAATGTAGGCAATTCGTATATTATTTCTATACTACTTCTACACCTATATTCCTACAAAATAAAGAAGCCTCTTCATTGTGGGGGTGCCTTCGGGTGCTCCTTCTTTGAGGAGGCTTTTTCTTTTGTTTTACAAGCTATTTTATTTTTTCCATTTCTTCTTTCAGCCACTCAAATTCTCTCTGTGTGTATACCTTTTCTGTGATATCCGAGATCTTGTGACCGACAATGTACTTGATGGCATACTCGTCCAATTTATATTTCTTTGCCATTGTGACAAAGTGTTTGCGACCATCGTGAGGTCTGTGTTCAGGGTTCAGCTTCAGCTCATCTCTAATCATTCCAAAACCCTTTTGATAGCGAGCATAAGTTAAAGCTGTGCTCTTAAGTCTTGCACTTGGACTGGTGTAGCTGAACAGATACATGCTTCCAAGTTCTTGAGCCTCTTTATATTTCCGTTCAACCAAGTGTCTTATACGAGAATGGATGGGAACTACTCTTCCTGTACCTGCATCAGTTTTCATACCTCCGCTGAAAGTCCAATTCTCCAAGTCTACATCTTTTAATTCAAGCAAACCAATTTCTTGTGGACGCCAGCCCGAATAGCACTGAATAAGTAGTACATCAACCATCATTTTATCATCTACATGCTGCCATAGCAAGTCCATCTCTTCATCTGTAAATGGTATGTGCTCTTGCTTGACTGTTACAATTTCTTTTATTGTTTCCTCACTGAGATTGAATGTACGAGAGTAATTACGGTCTACAAGTTCGTATTCGAGAGCATAGTCCAGCATTAGATTGAAAAGGGATTTGATTTGGTTCTTCATAGATGCTGATGGTGTTCTGGTCTCCCCTCGATAAGTCGAGGTTCCTTCTTCCATGCACCCTTTTACATGACGAGCCCTTAAATCTTTAACTCGCATATCATAAACAGCCGTACAATAAGACCAAGCTGATTCGATAGCTCTGGTGCTTTTAACTGTCTTCTCGTGTTCTGGAAGCCATTTCTCATACAACTCTTTAACAGTGATAGACGGCTCCAGATCATACGGATTCTTGTTATATTCTACGAGAGCTGCATAGGCGTCGTTATAAGTTGGAAAATACGACTCCGGTTTCAACGGCTTACAAATAGGTCGTCCGTTCGCGTCCTTACCCACACTTATCATGGCTCGGAAAGGATTTCGGAGATTTCGATTCTTAATTTCGCTGATCTGACCGAATCCATTTGGCAGACGACGGCGCTTGTTGTTCTTATTTCGAGGCTTTCTTGGTTTTATATTTGGCTGTATTGGAAAACCACAATGCGGACAGGTTATAGCTTTGTCACTTACCTGTAATTCGCATTCGGGGCATTTTATAAGCATTGTTTACCACCTTCCTATTGATTTGCTATTAGTAATCATATATCATTATGTAGGAATTGTCAACTCCTACACCAAAACTTTTTAATTAAGCAAGCGAAAAGAGATGCTATATGATTAGTAATAACGAATCAATCTGCCCAAAATGTGGCGGTGAACTTAAATACTACGACAGTGTAAAAAGAATCGTACGGACGAAATACGGTCGAAAGACCAAAGTAGACATCAGGCGTTTTCGATGCAAACAATGCGGGTCTATGCACCGAGAATTGCCTGACTTTATATTTCCGTACAAGCAATACGAAGCCGACATCATTATTGGTGTTATTGAAGGTCTTATTACTTGTGAGACTCTTGGCTTTGAAGATTACCCATGCGAAATGACTATGGTTCGTTGGCGCCTACTTCCACCGAGGTTGTTTTTACTAAAAGCAGTTTCTAACCTAGAATAGTGGCTGAAAGGAGGCGAAAGCCAATGGATGAAATTACATTCGCATCAGGATCTGTTCCCGTAGCTGTTGCAGCAAGAGTTTACGGTAAAGACGCATCCTGGGTTAGAGCCGGCATAGTGTCGGGATGGCTGCCAATCGGTAAAGCCACAAGAAACGGTAAGTTAGTTACCAAAATAGAGGAGATGAATTCTAAATATGGACGCATCAACTTCTATATCTCGCCCAAACTTCTTTGGCAGGAAACGGGCTTTGTATGGAGGGGTGAACGAGCATGAGTACATCAATCAGACCTGAGTTATCCCCTAAGAATTGTTACTGGATTGAGAAGCATCGTTATTACGAGCTGAAGCATTTCTGTCTTCAGTACCCAACCTGGAGGCGTAAGTACAATTCTTTGATATGTTATCCGAGCAGTTGGCCCAAGTTGGTTCCACCGACAAAAACTAATGTCATCAGCGATCCTGTTACAATGTTTGTGGATGAACGACTCTTCTACTCCAACCGTATGGATATGCTGGAACGTGTAGCCAAGGAAACGGACGAGAAGCTCGCCAGTTATATTCTCAAGGCAATAACCGAGGGTATCTCGTATGACCATTTGAGAGCCAGAACCGATATACCTTGTTGCAAAGATACTTACTATGACTTGTACAGACGTTTTTTCTGGCTTCTAAGTAAGGAGAGACGGTAATGAAAATAGTGGATATTGCAGTCAAGAAAGTCTATCGCTTCAACTGTCCGAATTGTCAGAGCAGGCTTGAAGCTGATAGCAGCGAACTTTTAGACATAGGCGGTAAAGTAAATAAGTTCTACTGCCCTGTCTGTAGGAAGGACCGTTATATTTCCTGGTCAGATCTGAGAAAGAAGATTGTCTACGAGGGTTCGCAAGAATAACAGGCTCCTTTATGAAAGGAGTGGTCACAATATGACGAAAGATCAAATTATCGCATTAGAGAATTTACAGCGAGTTGCTATGGATCATGTGAGAATAGCTGGAGCGATTGATGAAGCAATTCAAGCTATCAAGTTAGAGATGGATATCGAAAGACCTGATTATTTAGAATTACTTGTCAAGACTCATCAGAATTACTTACAAGATCGTAAAGCTGCTTTAGGTAAAGACTTTGATACGAGAGAAAATGAAGCTTGGAAAGATTTATTGTTCGCTATTTCAACTAAGAAGGAGTCCTAACAAGGGCTCTTTCTTTTTATATTTCTAACCTAGATTAAAACCCGGACGAAGGTGACCAAAAAACGTGCTAAATTAGTATTTGGAAAAATTCCCGGGGTGAGATTTTTGAAAAACATTTTAGAAAGGAGGCTTATATTTTATGGATATCGCTATTGCTGTTATTGTGGGTATCATCATTGGAGTTATTGCTGCAATGCTGATATTTGGCGCTTTCAGCGTAGGTAATCTGCGAGTAGATCATTCCATCCCTGAGGACGATCCGTATATATTTTTGGAGTTGACCAAGAGCATAAGTACGGTTCTCAAGAAGAAGTTCGTAGTTCTCAAAGTCCGAGCTGAGGATTTCATTCCGCACAAATAACACTTCCTTTTATGGAACCCTAATATAACGAAAGGAGAAATGAATATGGGTGAAGAAATTAAAGGTTTGTTAGAGAAGGAAATCAAGTCTGAAATTGAAAACTTGAATACTCTCAAAGCCGGAAGTCCTGAACATTCTACCGCAGTAGAAAGTTTGACTAAGCTGTACAAGCTGAAGATCGAAGAAGACAAATCTTCCATGGATTACTACGAGAAGGAAGAGAGCCGTAATACGGAACTCGACATCAAGCGTAACCAGATGGACGAAGCTGTCAAAGATCGATACTTCAGGCTTGGTATTGCTGCCGCTGAACTGGTATTGCCGTTGATGTTCTATGGAATCTGGATGAAGAGAGGTTTCACGTTTGAGAAGGAAGGCACGTTTACTTCCCAAACATTCAGAGGTTTATTCAGTCGATTCAAACCGACTAAGAAGTAAGCCGGTTCCAAAAGCGGAGGGGTCGTGTGAAAAACACGGTCTCTTCGTTTTTCCCCTGCACCAAATTTACAATCTCTATTGTGAGAGATGTAAAAGTGCTTTTTATCTCTTGATAAATTAGTAGTGGTGAGTATACTTAAATTGCCACGCAATCATCAAGGAGGTAATTTGCAATGAGCTTTTTTAACGATGCGCAGAGAGACGCTTTACTTACAGGACGGTATATTTGTAGTGAATGCGGGGCCCTCATGGAATTTGAGGATGAATGGGAAGACACACTTGTCTGTCCCGAATGCGGTCATTCCGTAGATTTAGAACATTACGGATTCGAGAATGACGAAGCATATGAAGCCCTATATCCGTCAAAGGAAGATGTCTGCGAAGACTAAATAAGATTATTAGCAAAGGGGAAAGGGTCCTGACGAGGGCTCTTTCTCTTTTCTTTTTATAGGTGGTATTTATGCGCTATCATTTTGACAAACCAACAATCTATCTCTCAATGTACGGGACTCGATATGTATGTGAGCATCCCGTGTACGATAGCTGTACTTTATATTTAATTGACGATAAGGGTCTCGCTGTGATCCAGCAGCGTTTTGACCCGGACACAAAAAGTACATGGTGGAGTGAGGTTGACCCTTGGATTACTGATGCTTTATATTTACATCCTGACTTCAAGGAATATTTCAATAATCGTGCCGGAGCTTGTAAGGACGGACTCTACCCTACTGTCACCGTCAGGCAGATAATGTGGGCACTCAAGATGAAACCTATCAAGCGTGAACGCTGGGAAACAGTATTTGACAGACGAGATATTTAACCGCAAAAATCGCATCTCCCTTTATAAAAAACCAAAGCAAAATTTGAAGGGAGAAACGAATATGAAAACTTGGAAAAATAAACTGTCTGCTATTGCTATGCTTGGATGTTGGTATGTAGGAGTGCTCATTGAAAATGATGCAACAGCATTGGTATTCTTAGCCATGTTTGCAGTTCCGCTGTTCTTTGCAAAAGAGAATTGGATTTACTGAGATTAGGGCCGCTAACAACGGCTCTTTTCTTTTTCGCCAAAATTACATTGTCTATTACGGAAACAACTTGAAAGGAGATATTAAGGAGTATGGACGAAATGAAGATTGGATCTAAATTCACAACGGGCATCATTTCAAAGTTGGTGAGTATGGTAATCCGAAAGAAACTTGGGTACGATGTGCAGCTCAAGCTTAATGAGGTAACAGCCACAGTCAACGACGGAAAAACGTACGTCCATCTGGATGTAGACGCCGAACTCACAAAGGAAGAACTCAATAAGATTCTTGCGAGTATTGGTTTATAAGATTAGGGCCGCTAACAACGGCTCTTTTCTTTTTCGCCGCGCGAATTTTACAACGCTCTTTATGAGAGACGGGTTAAATCAGTCTCTTTTACTTTTTATATTTTACGAAAGGAGAAACCATGAGCATCGAACAGCTTAGACTCATTCTTTGCGACATGTACCAAATGGACCTGTGGTACCCGCCGTTGTTTGGAAAGTGGTCCGATGAATTCAAAAAAGCGAGTTACTCGCAATGGGCTGTCGACGAGCTCTTAGATTATATCGCCGAGCGTATTTATCCTCGTACTTACGGAACTGTAAGCGAATTCTGTGAACTGACACATGAATTTATGATGATGACCGCGCGATATTCGAGGGTGAATCCTAATACCCGCCAGATGTTTCAGACTGCCAGTCACATGGCTGCTGATATTTTGGACCTCTTGCACGCTATGCAATAAAACATGAAAGGAGAAAAGAAACATGAGCAAGAACCAAGCAATTTCATCTGTGCTACATAAGTCAGGGCTTTACATCAAGAAGTATTCTCCTGTAGCTCTGTCTTGTATAGCATCCGTGGGCGTTGTGGTGACTGCTGTTGTGGCAGTTAAGGCTACACCTAAAGCTGTGGTTAAGATCCACGCTGATAGCCGAAAGAACCACGACGGAGATCCATATGCCTACACCAAGAAAGAAGCTGTTGCATCGGCTTGGAAATGTTATATTCCGGCTGTAGCAATCGGTGCTTCTACAATCGCCTGTATTATGGGTGCAAACGCTTTGAATAGGCGTCAGCAGGCAGCACTCACAAGTGCTTATGCGCTCGTCCAGAATTCCTATAAGGAGTATAAGGACAAACTGAAAGAACTGTATGGAGAGGAAGCCCATAATGCTATCGTTGACTCAATTATGAGCGAAAAGTGTAAGGACGTCTCTATCTCCGCAACTGGAGGCTGGTTTAATTCAACTCTGGACTTTGGCGAAGGAATGGAGCCAGAGGTAGTTCGTACATTCTATGACAGTTTCTCTCAGCGATATTTTGAGACCACCATCGAAAAGGTTATTCAGGCTGAGTACCATTTGAATCGCAACTTTATGTTTGCAGGTACGATTCCTCTGAATGACTTTTACGAGTTCTTAGGGCTTGAAAAGACGGACTTCGGCGACACTGTAGGCTGGTCCTCCGTAAATGGTGATATTTACTGGATTGACTTCAATCATCGCAGAGTAACTCTGGATGACGGCATGGAGGTGTATGTGATCGATATGGTTTTTGAGCCTACGGCGGACTGGATGGAAGACATCTGAGTCCGCAAAAAATACATTTCCCATTATGAAAAACAAAAAGGAGGTTTCGCTTTATGAATAACAGCAAATTGGTTAAAATCCTTGGACTTGTCGCCACCGTAGGAGGTGTAGCAATGACATTGCTTACCGATTGGGTGAATGAGAAGAAAATGGATGAGAAAATCAACGAGTGTATTGACGCAAAGCTTGCCGCACTTAGCGATGATGAAGATGAAGAGCTCTAACAAGGGCTCTTTCTTCTTGTCCGATTATGTACGCTATGTGTGATACAGCGGTGTCGATCATCTTGGACTATGTCCAACAGCACCTTTTCAGCCCCTCGTTATCTTGGGATAAGCGAGAGTTTAAGAAAAGGTCATATGAACAATGGGCTGCACACGAGATTTGTGAACGTATCATGGATCATCCATTTGACCCGCCCTTAGATACAATCGAGAATTTCTTGTTTGAGATGTATTTCTGTGCTTGCTTCAGCGGCGAAGACGAGAACAGAACATTTATATTTCAAACGGCAGTCAAAACAGCAGAAGAAATTGTGCTTCTGTTTGTCTAACAATCATTCACCGAAAGGAGAAAAGAAATGGCTAAACCTAATTTAGCAAGCATTGCAAAAAGTGTACGGACGGCAATGAAAAAACATAGTCCGGAGATTCTTACTGGCATCGGTATTGCTGGTATGATTACCACTACCATTATGGCAGTTCGAGCGACTCCTAAAGCTCTTGTTCTCATCGAAGATAAAAAAGATGAGCTGGGTACGGACGAACTGACAAAGGTGGAGACAGTTAAGGCTGCATGGCCTTGTTATATTCCCTCTGCTCTCGTTGGAACAGCGTCTGTACTGTGCCTGATTGGTGCGAGTTCTACGAACTTCCGTCGAAACGCAGCTCTCGCTACTGCTTATACTCTTTCTGAGTCCACTCTTAAGGAATATCAGGAAAAGGTTGTAGAAACGATCGGTGAGAAAAAAGAACGTGATATTCGAGAGCAGGTAGCTAAAGAAAAGATGGTCAAGAATCCTGTTCGTGAGGTTATTCTGACCGAGAAGGGCGGTAATACCATCTGCTACGATGTTATCTCGGGTAGATATTTTAAGTCTGACAGAGACACCATCAGTCGTATTGTCAATGATCTGAATCGGCAAATGCGAGATGAAATGTATGTCAGTCTGAACGATTTCTACTACGAACTCGGTCTTGACAACACGAAAATGGGTGACGATCTCGGCTGGAACATTGATAAAGGCTATATTGAGATCAATTTCTCGTCCCATTTGGACGCAAACGGTACACCTTGCCTCGTAATGGACTACCAGGTAGCTCCTGTTTACGATTATAGGTAATTTACCGCGCGAAATTTACAACGGCTTTAATGGAAGAACACTTCCACAATTTCACAAATTTGAAAGGAGATTTCACAATGGAAAACACTAAGATCATGAATAACGAGGTTATCGAGGCTACTGAAGAGGTCATCGAAAACACTGGTATGAGCAAGGGTGTAAAGATTGCCGCTGGTATTGGTTTGAGCGTAGTTGTAGGCTATGTTGTCTACAAGTATGTTGCAAAGCCGGTAGTGGCTAATATCAAGGCTCAGATCAACCAGAAGAAGATGGCTGCTGAAGAGCAGGCGATGTACGCGGATTCTGAGGTCGTGGATGCGATTGAGGAAAACTAACACAAAACTGAAATTTGAAAGGTTCGGATAAGGGGGAGTACCTGTAACAAGGTGCTTTCCCTTTTTCTTTTACCTAATCGAAAAGAAGGAGGTTAAGCACATGAGAGAATACAGGTATGATGGACCCGTTATGCGTTTTGAAGATTGTGTCCAGCATCGCTGGAAAGCTTCTACATACGCCCCTTCTGAAGCCAAGGCAAAAAGTAATCTTGCTTATCGCTATAAAAAGGAAAATGGCTTGATGCCTAATACCAAGATCACATTGCCCGGCAAGCTTATTCCGGCTTAAGAAAGGAGAAAACCCAGTGGAGGAATATAAATCCAATTCCGATAAGGCTCGTAAGGAGCAATCGGAAAAGAAGGTTGAAGCGGTTATTACCGGAACCGCAAAAACAAGAAAAAAAGGCGAAATGCAGAAATTCGCCGATGTGTTTATCGCTGAAGATGCGAACAATGTCAAGTCTTATATTTTAATGGAGGTCATTGTGCCTGCTGTTAAAAAAGCTATTTCCGACATTGTTACTACAGGTATCGATATGATTCTGTACGGCGAAGCCGGTAGATCTAAAAGAAACAACGGAGCACAGAAAGTGTCATATCGCAACTACTATGACCAAAGCGCAGACCGTGTTCGCGCAGGGTCTGGAAGTAATAGGCGTAGCAGCATCGATTACGACGATATTGTCTTTGACACTCGTGGCGATGCCGAGTCCGTACTTGATGCAATGCATGACATTATCGCTCAGTATGGCACGGTAAGTGTAGCTGATCTGTACGACCTTGCTCGTGTTCCGAATGATAACTTCACTATGAACCGTTATGGTTGGACAAATCTCAATGGAGCACAGCCTGTAAGAGTTCGAGATGGTTATATTCTCAAGCTCCCGAGAGTTGTGCCTTTGAACTGAAAGGAGAAAAGAAATGCTCGAATGTAAAGTGTGTGGTTGCAAGTTTAATGCATTCATTGAAAAACATTACATCGCTCGTGACAACGGTAAGACCGGCTTTGCAGTAGCGCTGGGCTCTAATGATGAAGAGAGCTTGTATGATGCTTTTGATTGTCCTGCATGTGGATGTCAGGTAATTGCTAAGGAGCGCAAGCGTAGTTATATTCCTTATGTAGGAACGGAGGATGAAGAAAATGACAAGAGCTGAAACCCTTGATAAAGCAAAAGCCTGTGTATGTGGTCAGAGAGAGAACGAATACGGTTCTCCCGAAGATAACTTCACTGCAATCGCAGGCTTCTGGAGCGTCTATAAGGGCGTTGAATTCACTGCAAACGATGTTGCCATGATGATGGCACTTCTCAAAATCGCACGAATCAGAACAGGTACGGCTACTGACGACAGCTATGTCGATCTGGCTGGATATGCTGCCTGTGGCGCAGAAATTAACTCTAACAACAAATAAGAAAGGATTTTTGAATCATGAAAAATAAAACCGAAATCATGAAGAGCGTTAGCAGCGTTGCCAATAAGACTGTTATGAAGCTCAAGAAGCACAGCCCTGAGATTCTCGTTGTGGCTGGTGTTGTTGGTGCTGTTGCCAGCGCCGTTATCGCTTGTAAGGCGACTACTAAGGTCGGTAAGATTACCGAAGAAGCCAAGGATATGATCGACTCCATCCATGAGTCTGAGAAGAACGGCATTACTCCTGCCGGTGAAACTTATACCAAGGAAGATGCTCAGAAGGAACTTGCCATCACCTATGTACAGACCGGTATTAAGTATGCGAAGCTGTATGCTCCTGCTGTAATTCTCGGTTCTCTGTCCGTTACAAGTATTCTCGCTTCCAATAACATTCTGCGCAAGCGCAATATTGCTCTTGGTGCTGCTTATGCTGCCATTGATAAGAGCTTCAAGGAATACCGTGGTCGTGTCATTGAACGCTTTGGTGAGCAGGTCGATCATGAGCTGAAGTACAACATCAAGGCGAAGAAATTCGAAGAGGTCGAAACCGACCCTGAGACTGGTAAGCAGAAGAAAGTCAAAAAGACGGTAATGGTAACTGACCCGAATCTTCAGAGCGATTATGCTGTTTACTTCGACAACAAGAGCCGTAACTACGAGACCAATATGGACTACAACCGTATGTTCCTGAAAGCCCAGCAGCAGTTTGCCAACGATAAGCTTCAGGCTCGCGGTCATATTTTCCTGAATGAGGTTCTTGATGATCTGGATCTCCCTCGTTCTCCTGCCGGTCAGATCGTAGGCTGGACTAAGGATGGTCCTGACGGCTATGTCAATTTCCGTATTCTCGAAGTCGAGCGTGAGACCGAAGACGGTCGTCATGAACCTGCTCTTCTGCTTGACTTCAATGTTGAAGGTAACATCTGGAGTCAGATGTAATCAACCACCTTCAGACTAACTCTCTGGGGGTGGTCATTTTATTGTAAAGGAGATTTAACAATGCGTACTTTAACGAGGATCTCGTTCATTCTTCTGAGTTTCGTTCTCTGTCTTGTCATCGTACTCAGAGTGGTTGCGGGTCCTGCAAATACTGACGAAGAGGTCATTCCTGTAGCGAGAGCTGCTGATGTTGAGCCTCTCATACTTACACAAACCATGGTTAGATATCAAGCGCCGGAAATAAAATCCGCACCAATGATATTTGATGAACCTGAAGTTATTGAGGAGGTATGGCCTTACCCTATCACTCAGGAAGAAATTGACCTTATTGCTTTGGTCACGATGGCTGAGGCAGAGGGCGAAACCGAGTTGGGTAAAAGACTCGTCATTGATACGATTCTGAATCGAATGGACGATCCTCATTTTCCAGACACAGTGCATGATGTGATATATTACCCAAACGCATTTAGCGTTATGCGGAATGGTCGTATTGACCGCTGTCACGTTATGCCCGAGATTGTCGAACTTGTAAAAGAAGAACTCTTGAACCGCACAAATTATGAGTGCGTATTCTTCATGGCTGGAGGTTACAGCAAATATGGAGAGCCCATGTTCCAAGAGTGTTGTCACTATTTCTCAAGCTACGATTGATGAAAGGAGAACATACAATGAAAGTTTTGTTTTCGTACATTCTTTCCACTATGGCTGGGCTCTGTCTCGTAGGAGGCATTGCTGTTCTTTCTGGTGGAAAGGGGTATTAAGAAATGGATATTCTGGATGATTTCATCTCTGCTGTTGACTCTATGCTCGACAGCAAACGCAAAAGACATATTACCGGTGGAATTCTTCTGAGCGCAGCATTGCTGTTCGGAGGTCTTGCCGTTACTGTCATCACGATAAAAATCGAGGAGGATTACGATGAGTAAACTTAACTTCGCTATGTTTTTGGCGGGTGCCACTGTTGGCGCCGCCGGTGCATGGCTTTACTGCAAACGATACTACGAGCAGATTGCTCAGGAAGAAATTGACTCTGTCAAAGCCGCCTTTGCTGAGCGTAAGCCCGATGCTTTGAAGAATGCAAAAAACTTTGAAGATGCTATGGACGACAACAAGCAGAAGGCTAATATGGCTAAGCTGAAGCCCGATCTGGTTGACTATGCCGCCAAGCTTCAGGCAGAGGGCTATACCAATTACTCTGCTCACAGCAAAAAAAACAATAATGAGGAGGATGAAACTGTGGTTGACAAACCTCATGTTATCTCTCCTGACGAGTACGGCGATTGTGATTACACCACGATCAGCTTGACTTATTACTCCGATGGGGTTCTGGCTGACGATGAAGACGAAATCGTCGACAATGTTGAAGACACCGTGGGTGCTGACTTCGCGGAACATTTTGGTGATTATGAGATAGATTCTGTCCATATTCGTAATGACCGCAGAAAGTGCGACTATGAAATCTGCAAGGATAATCGCTCTTATACTGCTGTTACCGGAATCGACCCCGACAATATGGAGGACTAAATGACTGAATTTGAGCTGAACAACGAATATTTCGATTGGATGTGTCAGCTCGTATGTAACGAACGATATCATCGGAGATTGTCCTTTCGAAAGCTTTTGAGCCATCTGCATCAGATTGACTTCCAGTATAGTCATCCGATGGATGGTAACAGAGCCGAAGATGGGATTGATCTCCGATATCGTTTTGCTTACGAAAATAAATACGAGGGTCCTATGATTGCCAGTTATTTGGACAATCGCCCTTGTAGCGTTTTAGAGATGCTGATTGCGCTGGCATTTCGTTGCGAGGAGCATATTATGCAAGACTCTGACGCAGGTGATCGCATGGGCCAATGGTTTTGGAACATGATTGTAAACCTTGGTCTGGGTGGTATGAGTGATTCTCGATTTGATGCAGCGTATACGGACGAAGTGATATTTCGATTCATGGACCGCAAGTACAAGCGCAATGGCGAAGGCGGTCTATTTACTGTTGAACGCTGCAAGTGTGATATGAGATCTGTTGAGATCTGGTATCAGATGAACTGGTATCTGGACAGCATCCTGTAAAAGAATTACTAATATGACCCATAGCCGAAACGAAAGGAGAAAAGATACATGGCTGATATGATCCGTTATATTTTCAGCAGTCTTAATGACACTGAAACAACCCTGCGAGTGATTTCAAAGTCGCTCAGAAAACAGGCTTCCTTTAACCGTAGTGTTGCTTTCTTTGGTGTCACTATGGCTCTTCATCTCATTGTTCAGGAGATGGAAATTCGTAGCATCAACCGAGATCTGGAAGCTTTGCAGAAAGAGATCAAGGAGCTCAAAAAGACGGAAGGAGACTAATGAATCTCGATGATCGACTTTTTAATGATTTCAACCCGTAGTACGAAGCGTGGTGTAATAGAAATCTATCCGAAGTTTATCATTAAGAAAAGCTCCGATCTGATGATTAGAGGCGGTGACTTCTATGCCATCTGGCTGGAAGACCGAGGTTTATGGTCTACGGACGAGCAAGATGCGCTCCAGCTTATCGACCGGGAACTCGACCGATACGCAGAAGAAAATCGCACGCATTTTGACGCGAACATCAAGGTCCTGCATATGTGGGACTCCGAATCTGGAATGATTGATTCATGGCATAAATACTGTCAGAAGCAAATGAGAGACTCGTTCCATATGTTGGACGAGAAGTTGATATTCTCGAATACGCCTACCAATAAGAAGGACTATGCAAGCAAACGACTGAAATACCCTCTTGAACAAGGGACTACGGACGCATGGGATAAGCTTATGTCTACGCTCTACACTGAAGAGGAAAGAGCTAAGATTGAATGGGCTATTGGTTCCATTGTCTGTGGCGAGTCAAAGAAATTGCAGAAATTCATGGTTCTTTATGGTGCGGCAGGTACGGGTAAGTCAACTGTTCTGAACATCATCCAGCAGCTCTTCGAGGGCTATTACTCTGTGTTTGACGCAAAAGCTCTCGGTTCTTCGAGCAACTCGTTTGCATTGGAGGCATTCAAGACCAATCCTCTTGTTGCCATCCAGCACGATGGCGATTTGTCACGAATTGAGGATAATACCAGACTGAATAGCCTTGTCTCTCACGAGCTGATGACGGTAAACGAAAAGTTCAAGTCCACCTATGCTAACCGTTTTAAGTGTTTCCTGTTCATGGGTACTAATAAGCCGGTAAAGATCACGGATGCAAAATCGGGTCTTATCAGACGATTGATCGATGTGTCCCCTTCCGGTAACAAGTTGGCGCCTAAGGAATACAAAGCGGTCACCAAGCAAATTGAATTTGAACTTGGAGCGATTGCTTACCATTGTCAGGAGATCTACCTGGCAAATCCGGGTATGTACGATGATTATATTCCCGTGACTATGCTCGGTGCATCTAATGATTTCTACAACTTCATCATTGATTCCTACCATGTCTTCAAGAGAGAGGACGGGACAACTCTCAAAGCCTCGTGGGAGATGTATAAAACCTATTGCGATGAGGCAAAAGTAACTTTCCCATTTTCCCAGAGAATCTTCAAGGAAGAACTCAAGAACTACTTCCGAGACTACAAAGAGCGATTCAATCTCGAAGATGGAACTCGTGTTCGTAGCTACTATGTAGGATTTAGAACCGAGAAGTTTGAAGAGCCGGCTGATGTTGAAAAAAATGAACCGGAACACAGACAAATCGAGTTCCTGAAGCAGACTTCGGTCTTTGATCGTGAGTGTGCTGACTGTCCTGCACAATATGCTACTGCTAAGGAGACGCCTACTTCCAAATGGGATGAGGTAACTTCAAAGCTGAGCGAGCTGAATACTTCGAGAATCCACTATGTCAAAGTCCCGGAAAACCACATTGTTATTGACTTTGATATTCAGGACAGAGACGGCAACAAGTCTTTTGAACTGAATCTCAAAGAGGCAAGTAAATGGCCGCCTACATACGCTGAGCTCAGCAAGAGTGGGCAGGGCATCCACCTTCATTATATTTACTCCGGAGACCCGACAAAGCTTAGTCGAGTCTATGATGACCATATTGAGGTTAAGGTCTTCACCGGTAAAAGCTCGTTAAGACGAAAGCTGACTAAATGTAATGATTTGCCGATCGCTACGATCAATTCTGGTTTGCCACTGAAAGGAGAAAAACAAGTGATAAATTTTGAAGGAGTGAAGAGCGAGAAAGGTCTTAGAACCCAAATCAAACGAAACTTGAATAAGGAGTACCATCCGGCTACTAAACCGAGTATCGACTTCATTTATAAGATTCTTGAGGAAGCTTATGCAAGCGACCTTAAGTATGACGTAACCGATATGCGTAATGCTGTGTTGGCATTCGCTGCAAGCAGCACGCATCAGGCAGATTACTGTATCAAGCTCGTCAATAAAATGCAGTTCAAATCTGCTGAACAATCTGCCGGGGTGAAAAACGACGACGCTAAACTCGTATTCTACGATGTTGAGGTCTTCCCGAACCTCTTCCTTGTCAACTGGAAGATTGAAGGTGAGGGTAAGCCCGTAGTTCGTATGATTAACCCCACACCCGCTGAAATCGAGGAATTGATGAGATTTCGTCTTGTTGGCTTCAACTGTCGCAGATATGATAATCATATTCTTTATGCTCGACTTATGGGGTACACAAACGAGCAGCTCTTTAACCTGTCCAACAAGATCATCAACGGAAACTCGAACTGTTTCTTTGGCGAAGCCTATAATGTCTCTTACACGGATGTTTATGACTTCTCTAGTAAAAAGCAGTCCTTGAAGAAGTTCGAGATTGAGTTGGGCTTGCACCATCAGGAGCTTGGTCTTCCTTGGGATCAGCCTGTCCCCGAAGAGCTTTGGACTAAGGTCGCTGAGTATTGTGATAACGACGTTATTGCAACTGAGGCAACTTTCAACGCTCGTAAGGCTGACTTCACCGCACGACAGATTCTGGCAGATGTTGCTGGTATGACTGTCAATGATACGACCAACTCCCTGACCACCAAGATCATCTTCGGTAACAACAGAAAGCCTCAGGACCAGTTCAATTATCGCTTCATGGGTGATGAGAGCACTATCTATGATCCCAATGCTGACCTACCGTTCCGAGTGGATGATTATGATGAATTCACGGCGTTTGATAAAAACAAGCGACCGGTATTTCCCGGTTATACCTACGATGCCGGTGTCTCTACTTATCGTGGGGAAGAAGTCGGTGAGGGCGGTTATGTTTATGCCGAGCCGGGTATGTACAGTAATATCGCACTACTTGACATTGCTTCAATGCATCCGAGCAGTATTGTTGCCGAAGACCTGTTTGGCCCTGAGTACACCAAGCGATTCAATGATATTCTTCAGGCTCGTATCGCTATCAAGCACAAAGAGTTCGATAAAGCGAAAAAGATGCTGAATGGAGCATTGGCTAAGTATCTGACGGACGAATCCGCTGCGGCTGATTTGGCACAGGCACTGAAAATTGCTATTAACTCGGTGTACGGTCTGACTTCGGCGAGCTTTGAACATCCCTTCAGAGATCCTCGAAACAAAGATAATATTGTAGCTAAGCGCGGAGCCTTGTTTATGGTCAACCTCAAACATGAGGTCCAGAAGCGAGGCTTTACTGTTGCCCATATTAAGACAGACTCGATTAAGATTCCCGATGCTACTCCGGCAATCATCGACTTTGTTATGGAGTACGGTAAGCTCTATGGCTACAACTTCGAACATGAGGCTACATACGACCGTATGTGTCTGGTGAACGATGCTGTGTATATTGCCAAGTACAAGGATGGTAAGCACGCTGGAGAATGGACTGCGACTGGCACTCAGTTCCAGGTTCCTTATGTGTTCAAGAAACTCTTCTCCAGAGAAAGCATCGAGTTCGAGGATATGTGCGAAACCAAGTCGGTTACTTCGGCTCTCCATCTTGATATGAACGAGGATTTGCCGGATGTATCGAAATTGGAAGCTGAAAAAGAGAAGCTCTGGAAACAGATCACTGACCCGAATCGAATGGGAGAACCTATGGAATCAGAGTGTGCTCGCATTGAAGAGCTTACTTCTGAAATCGCTAAGGGGCATTGTTATCATTTCGTTGGAAAGGTCGGTCAGTTCTGTCCTATCAAACCTGGCTGTGGTGGTGGTCTCTTGCTTCGTGAAACCGAAAACAAGAAAACCAAAGAAAAAGGCTATGCCGCAGCTACTGGTTCTAAGGGATATCGCTGGCTCGAATCCGAAATGGTCAGAGAACTTGGTAAGCAGGACGATATTGACCGCAGTTATTATAACGGTTTGGTCGATGAGGCTGTAAAGTCTTTGTCTTCTTATGGCGACTTCGAACGCTTTGTTGCTGACGAACCGTTTATTTCTGACCATACTCCGCCCTGGTTCGGGGCTGGAGAACCCCATGAGGAGGATGACAGTACGCCTTTTGATGTGAGGTGAGAACCTTGATACCTTTAATCATTGGAATCGTGTTGCTCATTTATATTTTGTGCAATGCCGATTTTGAAAACTATAACTCCTGTGTTCCTGATGAAAAGGAGTGCAGGAGTTGCCCATTTCCTTGTGATAAACGCAAAAAATGAAAGGAGATTCACTAATCATGAGAACCAATAATCTGTTTGTAGAAAACACCCGTTTTATCTTCAGCACCAACTTTTCCGGTGATCCCAACCGTGACAAGTATGGTAGCGCTGAAAGAAAGGCAAATCTTGTGATTCCGGATATTGCTATGGCTCGTCAGCTTATTGACGAGGGTTTCAATGTCAAGATGACTAAGCCGAGGGAGGGCAACGAAGAGGAATTCGTTCCTACCTACTATGTAGTCATCAAGCTGGCTTATCGTAATCGTAACGGTGAGCCCAAGCAGTGGCCGCCTAAGGTTCTGCTCGTGGTTGAGGACAGCGTTACCGAGCTGGACGAGGAGTCTGTTGACTGCATCGACTATGCATGGATTGACCGTGTCAATGTTGTGCTGAATAAGTACGAGAGCGAACGCGGTAAGTCCCTGTATATCAAGACTCTGGAGGTATTCCAGCGTATCGAAGATGATCCCATTCTGGCTCGTCATGCTCGCAGAGGTCAGATTATGCATGATCCCGACGATGATGTAAACTTCAATCCCGAAAACGATGAGGATATGAACTAAGATGATATGGAGAGTGTCTGCTGTTGCCAGCAGTTAATGTCCTAAGGCTATAGGAAACAGCTCTCCGTTTCATCATTCACCGAAAGGAGAAAAGAAACAAGGAGGTTGATGTTTAGTGTTCTGGCAAAAGAAAAAGCCTAAACGAAAAACTCAAAAAGTTGCTCCACCAAAACCCATAGAAACATTTCCTAAACCACCGAAGCAGGAGGTGCAAGAACCAAAAAAAGTTGAGAAAAAAAAGCCCGAGGAGAAAAAACAGAAAATCGATTCCAAAAAAGAGTTTCTTCGGGTATTCAATCAACTGACCAATCGGCATCGCTCTTGGGATGTGTGGAGAGACTTTATCGTGATGTACGCCTGCGCCTTATCTAATCCGGTGGACAAACAACACTATGATGAGAGAGAGGCGTTATATTTACGAACCATCAAAAAATACAACAAACAGGAACAGCCCCTGTTTTCGGAACTCGCTGCCCATACGGTCATGGCTTTGGAGGACAATCCTGAGCAAGACTTCTTGGGCAGTATTTATATGTCCCTTAATCTTGGTAATCAACACAATGGTCAGTTCTTTACACCATATCATATATGCGAATTGATGGCGGAAGTAACTATGCAAGATTCTGTTTTGAAAATCGAGAAAGAGGGTTACATCACCATCAACGACCCGTGTTGCGGAGCTGGAGCAACTTTAATTGCCGGTGTTCACGCTGCTAAAAAACGACTCGAAAAAGCTGGTTACAACTACCAGAACCATATTCTTGTCGTGGCTCAGGACATCGACATGACTGTTGCTTTGATGTGTTATATTCAGCTATCTCTTCTTGGAGTAGCTGGGTGCGTCAAAGTCGGCAATTCACTTACAGACCCGATAACCGTTAACGACTCTAAAGAGAATTACTGGTATACACCGATGTACTTCTTTCCAACATGGTCAATGAGGCGATTATTTGGAGGGATGTAAATGGCTGGCATATCTCTTCGAGACTACCAACTTGACGCTGTCAACAGAATGAAAAATGGCTGTATTCTCTGCGGAGGCGTTGGTAGCGGCAAATCTCGAACGGCACTATCTTATTACTACAAGCAAAATGGTGGTGAGTTGGGTACGGAGAATTATGTTCGAATGCCAGGTACCCCAAAAGATCTTTATATCATCACCACTGCGAGAAAAAGAGATACTTTGGAATGGGAGGGTGAGCTTTCGCCCTTCCTTCTTTCTACTCATCCGGAAGTCAGCGCATATTTCAATAAGATTGTTGTGGACTCATGGAACAACATTGGTAAGTACGCAACGGTTACGGACGCTTTCTTTATATTTGATGAACAGCGAGTAGTTGGTTCTGGAGCATGGGTAAAAGCGTTTCTGAAAATCGCTAAGTTCAACGAGTGGATTCTACTGTCCGCTACTCCTGGTGATACCTGGGAGGACTATATTCCGGTCTTTGTGGCTAACGGTTTCTATAAGAACCGAACAGCTTTCAAAGATCAGCACATGGTCATGACTTGGGTAAATGGCAAGTACCCCAAGGTAGACAGATATTTGAATGTTGGACGACTCATCCGACTTCGCAACTCTATTCTGGTTGAGATGGATTTCCAGAGAGAAACCTGTTCGCACCATGAAGATGTATATGTACAGTACGACATTTCCAAATACAAAGACGTTGGTCGAAAGCGATGGAATCCGTATAAGAACGAGCCTATCGCTACTGCCAGTGAGCTTTGTTATATTTGGCGCCGCATCGTCAATGAGGATGATTCAAGACTGATTGCTCTTCTGGAGCTGTTCGAAAAACATCCAAAGATGATCGTATTCTACAACTTCGACTATGAGCTTGATATTCTGAAAAACGCTTACTATGGCGAGAATGTCGAGATCGCGGAGTGGAACGGTCATAAACACCAGCCTATTCCTACTTGTGATAGCTGGGTCTATCTGGTTCAGTACAATGCTGGAGCTGAGGGTTGGAACTGCATAAGTACGGACACTATTGTCTTCTACTCACAGAACTACTCTTACAAAATCATGAAGCAGTCAGCAGGTCGAACGGACAGGCTTAATACGCCTTTCAAAGATCTGTACTACTATCATCTGAAATCTCGTTCTGCTATCGATTTGGCTATCAGTCGAGCTTTGAATGAGAAGCGCAACTTCAATGAAACCAAGTATGTCAGCAGCTACTCGAAGAGCACGCTTAAGTACGAGCCTCAAAGAATAGCGGCCAAGGCTGCTTAACCGAAAGGAGAAAAAAATGATTAGACTGGAGGTTCAGGAATACTGTCATGCTTGTTCAGATTTTGAGCCTGATGTTGAAAAGCCCGAAAAGTATTACTCGGGTTCTGAGGAAGTCATTATGACTGATACTGTAGTCCGATGCAGATATCGAAAAAGATGTGAGAATCTCAAACGATATTTGACTCGGATAGAAAAGGAGGCAAATCATGAACAATCTGAAAGTAAATGAATGTCTGCTTGTGAGTGTTGATTTCACGCAAGGCGAAGATACTGGCATTCTCATCGTCGGCAGACAGAAAAACGGCAAAGTCGATATTGTCAATGCGTTCCAGGGTCAGGAAGCCATTGATATTTACAAGAAACTTATAACTATGAATAAAAAGGAGGTTCACCAATGAAAGCACAAGAAATCATGAATATATCCGAACAGGCACCTAAGCGGTTGGACGGACGCAAGCCTGTAAGAAATCTCTCCTATGTAATTGGAGAAGCACTCGGTCTTATCGCTTGTATGTGTGTTGCTGCGATTGCCATTGCACTCACCGTCAAGTTCATCATGTGGATTATGTAAAGGAGAAGAAAATGAATAGCATTAAGAAAAATTGGAAACTCACTCTCATCACTGTCGCCGGTATTCTGGCAGTCATTATGCTCTGTGTTTTCTGGGTGCAAAGTGCTCAGAACAAAGCTTTTTCTTTGGAAGAGCAGGTCAATACCGCTTCTTCTGATATTAAGGTGCAGGAAAAAAGACGAGTGGATCTGGTCTATAATCTTGCAGACTGTGTTAAACAGTATGACAAGCACGAAGCTGATACACTGACTGCAATCGTTGATGGTCGAGGTTCTGCTGGCGATATTGAAAATGTGACTACTGCAATTACTGCGGTCTCGGAAGCTTATCCGGAACTGAAGTCCAATGAAAACTACAAAGAGCTTATGAATGAGCTTGCTATTACTGAAAACCTCATTGCTGAATACAGAAGTAACTATAACCATCAAATTAAGGAATACAACCGTTATGTGCGTAAATTCCCTACTCGGCTATTCCTTGATATGCTTGGATATGAGGTTATGGATTATAGCTATTTGGATTACAATGCTCCCGTAGATGCTCCTCAAGACCTCTTTGGGGAGTAACTTATATGGACAATTTCAAGATTACAAAAAGAGAGGTTATTGCGAGTATTTCAATTATTGCAATTATGTTACTTATTGGTGTTCTCATCTCCGGAAAGATTTCAGACTGGATGATGGATAAAAATGCCGAATACAACAAAGCTGTAAAAATTGAATCGCTTGACCTCTTTGAGTATGGCATGAGAACCGATGTTGGAAATGCTTTTGTATATGGTGACTTACTCGCTGTAGACACTGTTACATATCCTGAAATCGGCGGTTCCTATATGTATGTCGAAAAAGTTAAAGAACGCTACACTAAACACACCAGACAAGTGGCTCATACGAGAACTGTCAATGGCAAAACACAGACTTATTATACTACCGAGACTTACTGGACTTGGGATCGTGTAGGATATGAAGATAAAAAATGTGTTGAAGTGTCGTTCCTTGGTCATGTATTGCCTTCTGAAAAAATTGATATTCCAGGCAGCGATTACATTGACACCATCAAAGAGTCTTACTATATTCGCTACAAATATTACGGAACCGACACGGCATTCACCGGAACTATATTTACCCGACTTGCTAATGATACGATTACGGACGGCACTCCTTTCTACAATAACATGACTATTGAAGAAACGGTGGATATGCTGGAATCTACTGCGCCCATTTATATTTTCTGGGCGTTTTGGATTATCTTAATCGGACTCGCTGTATACGGATTCTATTACATTGACAACCGCTGGTTGGAATAAGGAGAATTTTATGAAAGCTAAGGATTACTTCGCTAAGTACGAGAATGCACTCGTGTCTTCTGATTCTGAGGAGTGCTCTACTGCTATCGCTGATATGCTGAACGAGATGAACTCTGAGGTGCAGAATCTTTTGAAGGTTCGCCATGTAAAGACTGACGCCGGCACCTTCCCTATCTTTAAGGAAATGAACCAGAAGTGGAATGCCATCGTACGGCTTCTGGAAAAGAAGTATGGTGCTACGCCCATTGTCAAAGATGGCTTCCAACTTTATTGGGTTCACAGAATGCCCCAGTTGATGGGTAAAATTTGAAAGGAGAAAAACAATGATTACTGTTGGTACTAAGGTTGCCATTATGCCGGGCGCTGACTATGCTAATCGCTTTATTGGTCAGATCGGCATTGTTCGTAAAAACTATAAGGATAAGATCGGTGTCCAGATTGAGGGTTACACCAATCCTGACAGCGAATACGGTGTGTTCTGGTTTAAGGAAAAGTTCCTGGCCGTAATTCCTGATGCAGGTGTTATTGTGGATGACGCCATCAAGCAGGTCATCTTTAGTGGCCCCAAGACGATTATTCTTTGGAAGGACGGTACTAAGACTATCGCTACTTGCGGTGAGGGCGACCACTACGATAAGTATGTTGGCTTCTGTGCTGCCGTCACTAAGAAGATGTTTGGTTCTACTACTAAAGTAAAGAAGATTCTTGATAAGTATGTCAAGGAGGATAAGTGATGGCTGATATTCTTGTAATAAAGGTCAACGCATTTCTGAAGCCTAAAGAAATGGACAACATTGCAAGATATGTTCACGATTCCATGAAGACAGGTTTGGTGGTTCTTCCACCTTATTGTGATGCTCAAGTGGTTCCGGACAATCTTGAAGTACGGGTTGAAAATGCCTATGAAACGAAAGGAGAAAAACCATGAGTAACGAAACTGCTACTATCACCCTGAAGAAAATCATCGACTGCGAGGGTACGAACGTAAGATACTATCTGGAGCTTCCTGATGGTTACCGTCTCATCTATGACAATGACGGCTATGTTGGTCGCTACAACACTAATCTAAATGAGGTGATCTAATATGTTGAAGCTGGAAAACACCGAAATTCTGGGTTGGGAGCACGCTATCCGTGGTATGCGGAACCCAATGAACTCTTGGGAGAAGAGCGATAGTGGGTGGATGGATGAAAGCGAACCGACATCTGACCATTTGATAACCAATACTGATAAGAACGGTTGGGAAGTTCTTGCGGTTGGTCCTAATGATCGAGACCTCATGAACCGGCTGCGTAACGCCGGCACTGATCATCGGAAGTTCATGCGAATGATTGCGGTCTATGTGGATCTGACTGGCCCGCTGTACTGGTGGAAAGAATTCGATACATACAAAGTGGGTACGGTCGCTAACTCCTGCTCTACTATGCATAAGATCGCAGAAAAAGAATTTACTCCGGATGACTTTTCAATGGAGCATTTGATCGATGAGCCTGGTTGTAGATGGCGAGCAGGGTTTATCTCCATGATCACAATGGGGCTAAATGATGCTCGTAAAAAATTTCTTGCCACCAACGACAAGACATACTGGTGGCAGATGATTCAGCTTCTTCCGACTTCCTATAATCAGAAGCGCACTATTATGCTGAACTATGAAGTTCTGGCTAACATCTACAGATCCCGCCGCAATCATAAGCTAGATGAGTGGCATACATTCTGCGATTGGATTGAGAGCCTACCTTACAGCGAACTTATCACTGGTCGAAAGGATGAGGACTAAGTGTCTTACCGTAAAGTCGGTGCATTAGAGCAATGCTGGTACATCATTAAATGGAAGATTAAAGAGATCTTCCAGAGAAAGGAGAAAAAATGAGTGGACGTGGTAAGAAATTTGATGCTGCTGAAAAACATTTCGAGAAAAAACGTATTAAGGAAGAACTTAAAGAATGGATTGAACGCTTGCTGGAATATACCGAGCTTTCAAAAGATGACATTAAGGCTGTTTGTGAAAAAGATAAGAGAATGGGCGAAGCAATAAACTGGCTTTCTCGATTTGGCGGGATGTTTCAAGGCTACATCTAACTGCACGAAAATTACATCTCCTTTTATGAAAGGAGGTAACGCTTATGAATTATTTTCTGGCAGTGAACGACAGACAACTCGGCACTTGTTTGAGAATGCTGTTTGCTGAAAAACTTCAACCTACTGTCCTGACCGTGTTAAATGAGAAGGGCAAGATTGAGTTTCATATCAGCATTGCAGCAGATCAAGAGCTGTTCGAGGAACTGGACGAGCGCTACAAGATTCTGATTTCTTAAGTCAACTCACTTCAAAGGTAAAGGGGCCGTAACAAGCCCTTTTACTTTTGTTGAGTTTTGTGGTATAATATACTCGGGTAAGGAGGCGATGCGTGTGAAAGTCAAGTCAAGAATGTCGTGTCCTGTCCGTCAGAAAGATGGAACTTGGACAACGGTCATCAAAGAATTTGAAGAAGATATACCGGATCTCGGACGAGAGGAACTCATCTGCAACAAATGCGGACGACCCGATTATCCGAAATGTAAAGAAACGGTTTGCAAAGCTTGGGTTTATCACAAATCCAAGAAAAAATAATATTTAAGTAGGAGCTAAGGAATAAACCTTGGCTCTTATTTTTTACCCTAAAGTAAGGAGAAATGAAGTATGACGATTAACGAATACCAGAAAAATGCGCTTCGCACAGCTAACAAGTCTCTGACCTCTTTTCAGCAGCTTGAGAATGGCGTTATGGGTCTGAATGGAGAAGCTGGCGAGTGTATTGATATTCTTAAAAAACACCTGTTTCAGGGGCATGAGCTTGACCGGGAGCATATTGCTAAGGAACTTGGTGATATTGCGTGGTACTTAGCGCTGAGTGCCAGTGCTATCGGTTATGATCTTGAGACCATCATGCAGATGAATGTAGACAAACTGCGTGCTCGTTACCCTGATGGCTTCGATACAGAGCATAGCCTCCATCGCGCAAAAAATGATATCTAAAGGAGGACATTGCTATGCAAAATTCATTCGGAGAAAAGGTGAAGTCTATATTTGATAGTATTACCGTTCTTCAGGCTAAAGACAGCGACTTAAAAAGAGATAACGCTAACATCAACGGCGACTCTCCTATGGGTGCAATGCTTCAGTATGGGGCTAACAGTGCCAAGGAGTATAACCTTGAATATCTGATAAAGCCGGAGATTGCAGAGCTTCATCGTTCTGGTTGGCTTCATATACACGATCTCGATTTCTATGCATGGACAACTACATGCACTCAAATTGAGCTTCGCAAGTTGTTCAAAGATGGTTTCAATACCGGACACGGTCATCTAAGGCAGCCTAAGAGTATCGGTTCATATGCTGCTCTTGCAGCTATTGCTATTCAGTCCAATCAAAACGACCAGCATGGAGGTCAGTCTGTAGTTGACTTCGATTACGCTATGGCTGAGGGTGTACGCTATACCTACGATAAGTATTATAAAGAAGCTTGTGCTATTGTCAACGAGCTTGAGGCAGGTAATAACAAGCTGTCTTGGGTTCTTGATTATGCATTAAAGAAGACCACTCGTGATACTTACCAGGCAATGGAAGGCTTTGTTCACAACCTCAACACCATGCATTCCAGAGCAGGTGCACAGGTTCCATTCAGCTCAATTAACTACGGCACTGATACTTCTTGGGAAGGTCGTCTGGCTATTGAACAGCTTCTGCTTGCTACTGAAGCAGGTCTGGGTCATGGTGAAACACCTATCTTCCCGATTCAGATTTTCAGAGTTAAGGAAGGTGTAAACTATAATCCTGAAGACCCGAACTACGATCTATTCAAACTGGCTATGAAAGTAAGTGCTAAACGACTCTTCCCGAACTTCGCTTTCATTGATGCACCTTTTAACCTCCAATATTACAAGCCTGGACACCCCGAAACGGAGGTGGCATATATGGGCTGCCGTACGAGAGTTATGGGTAATATTTATGACCCAACTCGTGAGGTTGCTCCTGGTAGAGGTAATCTGAGTTTCACTTCGATCAATCTTCCTCGTCTGGCTATTGAGTCCAAGGGTGAGATGTTAATATTCTTTGATCTTCTTCGTAAGATGTTGAACAAAGCTATGGAGCAGCTTCTGGACCGTTATGAAATTCAGGCTTCCAGAGTAGCCCGTAACTTCCCATTCCTCATGGGAGAAGGCGTCTGGATGGATTCTGACAAGCTGGGTACGGACGACGAAGTTAGAGCTGTATTGAAGCACGGAACGCTCTCTATCGGCTTCTGTGGGCTTGCAGAGTGTCTAGTAGCCCTTACAGGAAAACATCATGGTGAAAGTAAAGAATCTCAGAAACTTGGCCTGCAAATTGTAAGCTATATTCGAGATTACTGTGATAAGAAATCTAAAAAATTTCACATGAATGTGACTTGTCTCGCTACTCCCGCGGAAAGTCTGTCCGGACGACTTCTTAGAGCCGATAAGGCTAAATACGGCGTGATTAAAGGTGTAACTGACCGTGAATATTACACCAACAGTTTTCATGTTCCCGTCTACTATCAGCTTCCTGCTATGCAGAAGATCGATATTGAGGCTCCTTATCATGCCCTCACGAACGCCGGTCATATTTCTTATGTTGAACTGGATGGAGATCCTGCCAAAAACCTAGCTGCATTTGAGCGTATTGTACGCCGAATGAAAGAAGCTGGTATTGGATATGGTTCTATCAATCATCCTGTAGACCGTGACCCTCTGTGTGGTTATAACGGTATTATAAATGATGTTTGTCCTTGTTGTGGACGAACTGAGCATATTCAAATCAAAGAAAAAATTAGGAGGGCAAAATAATGAATGTAAAAATCGAGAACGGTATTCTTGAACAAAAAGAAATCGATGCCTATGTAAAAATGGCACAGGATAAGTACGGTGATAAACTTATCGGTCTGAAGATTGAGGTTGAGAATAACGATGAAGTTACTCTCACTTATATTCTGAAGAATGATGTTCCTTTCGAGCGCATCCGTCGTATTACCGGTTATCTCGTAGGTACGATGGACAAGTGGAATGATGCAAAGAGAGCGGAGGAACGAGATCGTGTCAAACACACAGTCAATCAGGATTTCGGGTATAACGCCTGAATCCATTGTAGATGGCGAAGGAATTCGCTATGTGATATTTACACAAGGCTGTCCTCATAATTGTTCTGGTTGTCACAATCCTTCAACACATTCATTCGATGGTGGTAAGGTCGTAGCTATCCATGACATTCTTACTGACATTGAGAAAAACAGAAAATATATTGATGGAATTACTCTCTCTGGCGGGGAGCCGTTCTGTCAGATAGACCAGTGTAGCATTATTGCTGAGCGGGCTCGTAAGTTGGGCTTGACAGTTTGGTGTTACACTGGTTTCTCTTTTGAAGAATTGTACGGACGAGGTGATGCACTTGAGTTGCTACAGAATCTTGATGTACTGGTGGACGGTCCATTCATACTTGAAGAGCGTTCTCTCGATTTGGATTTCCGAGGTAGTCGGAATCAGAGAATCATCGACGTCCGTACGAGTCTTAAAGAAGGAGTGACGATCATAAAAAAGATTTAAGAAAAGGAGCGAATACATTATGGCACCCAATAACAATCCGAGAAAGAACTCGGAAGGGTATTCCGACCCTACTGCTTTTGAGGCACTTCGGAACATCGATAAAGAAGATGAAAGATTTCATAAGCTGCTACATACGATATTCTATCTGTGTGAATTGGCAGGTTTTGAGATCGAGGGTCGGGTAGTATTGATTGATAAGAAGACCGGTCGTGTATGGCGTTAGGGCATTTTTCACGCCCACTTTTGAGTTTTTGGAAGTGGGCTTTGCCCGGTTTTATGTGGGCTTTGAAGAATTGTAAGGACGATTTTTCAGAAAAATGGCCAAAAAAAGTGGGCTTTTGCCCGTTTTTGCAAACCAAAAGTGGGCAGAAAATTTTGGAGGCATTTTCTGAAAACGGCACTTTTTGGGCCTTTTTTGCCCGATTTTGGCCGATTTGCGCAAATTTGTCTATCTGCGATTGCAAAAAAGCCCACTTGCCCACTTTTATTTCTTATTTAATTGCGATAAAAAATTTTAGTATTTATATAAATAAGGCAAGTAAAGTGGGCTTTTGGCCACGAGCAAAAATCCATAGCACAAAAAATCGGTTTTGTCAAGAGATATTTACAAATAGTCCTTTTCTTTTTTCAGGATTTGTGCTATAATGTAAGCGCCACACAATTTCATATCTTTCAAGTCGTAAGGGAAGACTACTTTGGTAAAAAGTGTTTTCTCTCTTTACTCATTGTCCCTTTGCGGCTTGATTGAGATTGTGTGGCAACAATGAGGGTGGCACTTTTTCGGTGCGTCTCTCGTTGTGGGGGCGCACTTTTTTAATGCCCCTATGAAGAAAGGGGTGAGAAAGTGAGCAGACCTTACAATGAACTTCAAGTTCTGAGAAAATTGGATATTCCTGATTTCCGTCACATGACTAAAGATAAGGTCGTTGCTTTCGCTTCGATGATACCGAGGATGGACCCTGAGGTAGCTAAAAAAGCATTAGAGCAATTTCCTAACTTTGCGTCTACTTCCTTGGACATCATGAAAGAATATCGTGGCGTTCTGGAAGAAGCAATGCAGGATGACCGTGAGAGTACACAAGTTTGCTATGACATGTATAACCGTGTCATGGATTCGTTAGAGAGGATTCTTCAGGAAGAGAAACTGACATTTGATGAGAAGACTTATATTCTCAATCAGATGAAAGAAGTCGCCGATACTGTGTCACAAAAAGATTATGAGAAAGCCAACAACCGATTGAAAATAATTGGTATAGCTGGTGGAGTAGCTGCAAGTATTGTGGCAGTGCTCGGCTCAATCATTGGGTCTAATCTGATTGTGAGCAAAAGTGACAAACCGGAAGACGAAGAATAAGTAAAGGAGAAAATCAAAATGAGCAAAAACAAAAGCGGCAAGAAGCGTGGCTTTGGCGGCTTGCTGTTGGATTTCATTTTGGTGCTTTGCACCGGTGGTTTATGGCTTATCTGGATCTTGATTAGATACTTGAGAAGCAATACTAAGTAACAACACAATAAAACTTCGACCGAGATGCTGAAAGATGGTGTCTCGGTCTTTTTTTTTTATTGTCATTTGTGCCGCGCGAAAAAAACATCCCCTTTTATGAAGAGAGGAGTAAAAAGGCTATTTTTAATAGACATTCTCTTTTCAGTTTTGACCAAATTGCATTGAAAGGAGGCTCATTTGGTATGCTCGAAAATAGATTTCAGGCGAATCTCATTAAAGAGCTTAAAAAACTCTTTCCCGGCTGTATCGTAATGAAAAGCGATTCGGGATATTTGCAGGGTATTCCTGATCTGCTCATCCTGTACAAGAACAAATGGGCAACTCTGGAATGCAAGCAAAGTGCTGGCGCAAAAAAGCAACCCAACCAAGAATACTATGTAGACAAGATGAACGAGATGTCTTTCTCCAGATTCATTTGTCCTGAGAACAAGGAGGAAGTGCTGCATGATCTTCAACAATCATTCAAATCTTGAAGGGCAACACGCCTTTCTTGGTGCCAGCAAATACCATTGGATCAATTACGATGAAACCAAAGTAGCTGAGTCTTATTCAAAATTCTTGGCTACACAACGAGGAACTGTGCTTCATGATTTTGCGTGTCAGTGTATTCGTTTAGGACAGAAACTTCCTAAGTCACAGAAAACACTCAACATGTATGTCAATGATGCTATTAGTTTTCGAATGGTTCCGGAACAGATTCTTTTCTATTCCGAGAATTGTTTTGGCACCGCAGACACTATTGTGTTTCGCAATAACACACTTCGTATTCACGACTTAAAAACCGGCGTCGTTCCGGCGCACATGGAGCAGCTTGAAATATATGCTGCTCTTTTTTGTTTGGAGTACAAAGTGAAACCAGCAAATATTGATATTGAACTTCGTCTGTATCAGAACAACGAAATTCTGTATCACACGCCGACTGTCGAGGACATCGCTCCAATTATGGACAAGATTATTACCTTTGATAGAGTTATCAGAAAAGTAAAAGAACAGGAGGGTTAAACCATGAATCCCATTGTGGAAGAAATGCTGATGCATTATGGAATGCCGCGTCGTTCCGGTCGTTATCCGTGGGGTTCGGGCGATAACCCTTATCAGCATAGCGGAGACTTTCTGTCCAGAGTCGAAGAGATGAAAAACAATAATTTCACCTTTACCGATAAGGATGGAAAAACCTATACAGGAGAGGTCGCTATTGCAAAGTCTATGGGGTTGAGCACAACTCAGTTTAGAACTCAGTTGAGTCTGGCTAAGGATGAACGCAGATCCCAAGATGTGGCTACAGCAAAAGCTCTTCGAGAAAAGGGCTACAGCTTAAATGAAATCGCTGACAAAATGGGCTTTGCCAATGATTCTTCGGTTCGCTCTCTGTTAAATGAGAGTTCTGAAGCTCGTATGAATCAGGCAAAAACTACTGCGGACTTTCTTAAACAGCAAGTCGCAGAAAAAGGCATGATCGATGTCGGTACAGGTGTTGAAAGAGAGCTTGGTATTTCTAAAGAAAAGATGAACCAGGCTCTTTATATTTTGGAAATGGAAGGCTATCCGATTTACGGTGGCGGTGTTCCCCAAGTTACTAATCCTGGCAAACAGACAAACATCAAAGTCCTTTGCCCTCCCGGAACAGAGCATAAAGAGATTTACAATTTCGAGAATGTTCATTCTGTGAGGGATTATGTTTCTCATGATGGCGGCGAAACATTCGACAAATTCGTTTATCCAAAGAGTATGGATTCTAAGCGTTTGCAGATTTGCTATGCCGAAGATGGAGGAATTCACAAAGATGGCGTTATTGAAATTCGTCGTGGCGTGGACGACTTATCTCTCGGTAATTCCCACTATGCTCAGGTTCGTATTCTGGTAGACGACAACAGATATTTGAAGGGTATGGCGGTTTATTCCGACGATCTTCCCCCTGGCGTTGATGTTCGCTTTAACACCAATAAAAAAAAGGGCACACCTCCTGAGGATGTTATGAAGAAGATCAAAGATGATCCGGATAATCCTTTTGGTTCTCTTATCAAAGCAGGCGGTCAAAGTTATTACACCGATGCGAATGGCGAACGACAGCTTTCTCTCATCAATAAGCGTGCTGAAGAAGGCGATTGGGGCGAATGGGCAGATAAGCTTCCGTCTCAGTTTCTTTCTAAACAGAGTCTTTCTCTTGTTAATAAACAGCTTAACTTGGCTGCTTCCGACAAGATGGCTGAATTTGATGAGATTTGTGCTTTGACCAATCCCACTGTTAAGAAGTCGCTTTTGAAGTCTTTTGCAGATGACTGCGATTCTGCTGCTGTGCATCTCCAGGCTGCCGCATTACCTCGTCAGAAGTATCAGGTCATTCTTCCTATTACTTCGATGAAAGACAATGAGGTATATGCACCCAACTATAAGAATGGCGAAACTGTTGCGTTGGTTCGCTATCCTCATGGCGGTACTTTTGAGATTCCTATCCTGACCGTGAATAACAAACAGGCGGAAGCTCGAAGAGTGTTGGGCAATACACCTAAGGATGCTATTGGTATCAATAGTAAAGTGGCAGAGCGTTTGTCTGGTGCAGATTTTGATGGTGACACCGTCATGGTTATTCCCTGTAATTCCAGTAAGAGCAAGGTGAAGATCACTTCTACTCCGCCTCTTAAAGGCCTTGAAGGATTTGACCCTAAATTGGAATATGGCGGAAAACCCGAGGGTTCTTTCAAACTTATGAGAAACACTCAAAAAGAAATGGGTGTTGTTTCCAATCTTATTACAGATATGACTCTGAAAGGTGCTACTCAGGATGAACTTGCAAGAGCAGTTCGTCACAGCATGGTGGTTATCGATGCCGAAAAACACAAACTTGATTATAAGCAAAGTGAAATCGACAACGGTATTGCTTCGCTGAAGAAGAAGTATCAGGGAACTGTTGATGAGGATGGAAGATATCATGAGGGCGCATCCACTTTAATATCTCGTGCAAAATCAGAGGTATCGGTGGTCAAGCGTCAAGGAAGCCCCCGTATCGATGAAGAAACAGGTGAGCAGATTTGGAAGAATGTAGATGATCCTATTTACACAGATAGGCGTACGGGTAAAACCAAAGTTCGTACCCAGCCCTCTACAAAAATGGCTGAAACTAAGGATGCCTTTACCCTTGTTTCCGAAGCTGACACCCCAGTTGAAAGAGCTTATGCCTCCTATGCTAATAAAATGAAGGCCCTTGGAAACCAAGCCCGCCTCGAAATATTAGCTACCGGTAAGGTACCGTATTCGGCCTCTGCCAAGGAGACCTATCAAGCTGAGGTAGACTCCCTTAATGCTAAGCTCAATGTGGCTCTTAAGAATGCCCCTCGCGAAAGACAGGCTCAAACCATGGCTAATGCAGTGGTGGCTGCTAAAAAGCAGGACAATCCAGGCATGACCAGTGGTGAAATAAAGAAAGCCAGTCAACAAGCTCTTACTCAAGCCCGTGCTGCTGTTGGAGCAAAAAGAGAGACTATTAAAATAACAGATCGTGAATGGGAAGCTATTCAGGCTGGTGCTATCAGTGAGAATAAACTTACCCAGATCATTGATAATGTGGACATAGATAGTCTTAGACAACGTGCCACTCCCCGTGCAACAACATCCCTTAGCCAGGCTAAGCAGAATAAGATCGCATCTATGAATGCTTCTGGCTATAGTACATCTGAAATTGCTGAAGCCCTTGGTGTTTCAACAAGCACTGTGTCCGACTACTTGAATTGAAAGGAGTGACCTAGTATGAATGGTTCTGTTGCATTAACCACCTTCGACAATCCTTTCGATCCATTCGAACAGTTCTCCGATTGGTTCAGGTTTGATGTCGACAAAGGTTACTATTCTTGTGCTTACTTAGCTCGAATTGCTAAAACTTCCGATCAATTCTCTGACCAAGAAAACGATGAAGAAATTGAAAGAGCAATCGACGAGATAGTTAAGCACGATTTCATGAACATTTACAAGAAAGTAAAACGAAGAACTTAAAACTTCTTTGCTGGGACAGGACCTAACCCATCCTGTCCTTACTTTCTTTTTTCTTTTGATTAAATTCATTTGAAAAAATGTAATTGTTCGTTTTTATAATCATTACAACAATATCACGATCTCAGCACTATCGTGACGAAGCCTAAAAGGTATAGGGGGGGGGTCTGCTAAAACTACACCCCCTCCCTCATCGCGCCGGTCTTAAAAATTTCTCCGGGGGAGATTTTTGGGAGCGGTCTTTATCTTTTTGGCGGTGCAGTATTTGAGCGAGCTTACAGGGTTGGCAAAATTTTTCATGAGTGAACCTCCTTTCATGTTTCTTTTCTCCTTTCGGTGAATGATTGTGAAAAATCAGCTCTGTAAGTTCACTCAAATACTGTACCAAAACCCATATAAAAGGAAGTCTCCTTTATATGAAAGTGCTGTACATATAGGCGGGTATGGCAGAATTGGCAGACGCAATAGACTCAGAATTTATTGGTAGCAATACTGTGCAGGTTCGAGTCCTGTTACCCGTACCATTTCTTAAGAGAGGAGGCAGTGAACATGCCAAAAGTAAAAGCTTCTCGCTCTTCTGAAAAGCAAACCACATCGAGACCACCGATGACACTTGAAGCTCAAGAGAATCTGATGATTTCATTGGCGGTCCAGTGTGCTGAAAAGCAGCTCAGAGACGGAACTGCTTCTTCTCAGGTCATTACACATTATCTGAAGCTTGGCTCAACCAAGGAGAAACTTGAAAAAGAGATTCTTGAGAAGCAGAAAGAACTAATGGACGCTAAAACCAGAAGTATCAACTCGAATGGCGAAGCCAAAGAGCTTTATGAGAAAGCCCTCACAGCATTTCGTAGATATTCTGGTGCTGGAGGTGACGAGGATGAGTTTTAGAACTTATTCGGAACTTATCACTCTACCAACATTTGAGGAACGCTTTCGATATCTCAAGCTGGATGGCATTGTCGGAAAAGAAACTTTTGGTTTTCAACGTTGGCTCAACCAAGAATTTTATCATTCCGACAAGTGGCTAAGCTTCAGAGACGATATTATCATTCGCGATAACGGATGCGACTTAGGTGTCCCCGGATTTGAGATTTATGGTTCGGTGCTTATCCATCATCTAAATCCAATTACCTATGAAGACATCCTTAATCGAAATCCTTGCGTCTTCGACCCGGAGAACGCAATTTGCACAAGACTTAATACCCATAACGCAATTCACTATGGAGATGAAAGTCTGTTAATCATTGCGCCAATTCAGCGAAGTCGCAACGACACTTGCCCTTGGCAAAAAATATGAAAGGAGTATTTCAAATGTCTTACAAACATCACGAAGACCCCGTTCTTGTTGATTCGGTTGAAATCGCTGAGGACACCAGGGTCGAAGAAAACGAAGAAGCAGTTGAAGATGTTATCGGTGTTGTTACCGATTGTCTGAAGCTGAACATTCGTAAGGAACCCAATAAGGATTCCGAAGTAGTAGCTATTGTGTCTTGTCTTGATGAAGTCAAGATTGACCTTAAGGCTTCTACCGATGAATGGTATGCGGTCTGTACCGTTGCTGGCATTGAAGGTTTCTGCATGAAGAAATACATTGCCGTAAGACAGTAAGGAGGAATCGATATGGAAAGCATACTGACATCGATCAAGAAACTGCTCGGAATCACTGAAGAGTATGAGCACTTTGATGTAGACATCATCATGCACATTAACTCTGCTTTCTCTGTTCTTACGCAGCTCGGTGTCGGTCCCGAAGAGGGTTTCCGTATCGAAGATGCAGGAGCAGTATGGTCAGACTTCCTGTATGATGATCCTCGTCTCGAAATGGTGAGGACTTATGTCTATCTAAAGGTCAAGCAGACTTTTGATTCTAATTCTTCGAGTGCCGCTGTCATTGAAGCTATCAATCGACAGATTCAGGAACTTGAGTGGCGAATCAATGTAGTCGTTGATCCAGATTAAAGAGAGGAGGAATTTCAAAATGGAAAAGCATGAAGAGATGCTTGAGCATCATGGTATTAAAGGCCAGAAGTGGGGTGTCCGTCGTTTCCAGAATAAAGATGGCTCTCGAACCGCAGCCGGTAAAAAGCGTGAACAATCTCGTTCCGAAGATCCTGCTCATGAGGATTACACTAAAGCCCATACCGGCAAGAGTGTAAAAAACATGAGCGATGCTGAACTGCGAAATCGCTTGAACCGTCTTCAGATGGAAAAGCAGTACAGTCAGTTGACGAGTGCTGACACCAACAAAGGTAAGGAGTTCGTTTCCAAATCTCTGAAGGTTGCAACCGGTGTAGCAACAGCTACTACTACTGCTCTCACCATTTACAATAACTATGGTAAGATCAAGACCATCGTTGACGGAATGCTGAAAGCAAAGAAAGCCGTTTCTTAAAAGGAGAACCCACTATGGCATTATCTAACACTGCCGTCCCCAAATATTACGGCATGTTTCGTGATGCCGTTATTCGAGGGGAAATTCCGGTGAATAAAGAGATCTCGATGGAGATGAACCGCATCGATGATCTTATCGCTAATCCAGGCGTTTACTACGACGATCAAGCTGTTGAGGGATGGATTGCTTATTGCGAATCAGAACTCACCTTGACCGACGGTTCAGACCTTAGTTTGCTCGACACTTTCAAGTTATGGGGCGAACAAATCTTTGGTTGGTACTATTTCGTTGAACGAAGTGTATTCCAACCTAATCCTGATGGTCATGGCGGTCACTATGTCAGAAAGACGGTGAAGAAACGACTAATCAACAAGCAATATTTGATTGTAGCCCGAGGTGCAGCGAAGTCTATGTATGCTTCCACACTTCAGGGCTATTTTCTTAATGTTGATACCTCGACTACTCACCAGATTACGACTGCGCCGACCATGAAGCAGGCTGAAGAGGTTATGTCTCCTCTTCGTACTGCTATTACGAGATCCCGAGGACCTCTGTTTCAGTTTCTGACAGAAGGCTCGTTACAAAATACTACTGGCGCTAAAGTCAATCGTACGAAGCTGGCTTCTACAAAGAAAGGTGTCGAGAATTTCTTGACTGGTTCTTTGCTTGAGGTTCGCCCTATGAGCATCAATAAGCTCCAGGGCTTGCAAATCAAAGTTGCAACTGTGGACGAATGGCTTTCCGGTGACATTCGAGAGGATGTTATCGGTGCAATCGAACAGGGTGCTTCTAAGGTGAATGACTACATCATTGTAGCTATCAGCTCTGAGGGTACTGTCCGTAACGGAAGCGGTGACACAATCAAAATGGAGTTGATGGACATCCTCAAGGGTGATTACATTAACCCCCATGTGTCTATCTGGTGGTATAAATTGGATTCCATCGATGAAGTTGGAAATCCTGAGATGTGGGTTAAGGCTAACCCCAATCTCGGCAAGACCGTAAGTTATGAGACTTATCAGTTGGATGTGGAAAGAGCCGAAAAAGCTCCTGCTGCACGAAACGACATTCTTGCTAAGAGATTCGGTTTGCCTATGGAGGGTTATACTTATTACTTTACATATGAAGAAACACTCCCCCATCGAAAGAGAGACTATTGGCAGATGCCTTGTTCTCTCGGTGCAGACTTGTCGCAAGGCGATGACTTCTGTGCCTTTACTTTCTTGTTCCCGTTGTCGGATGGCTCTTTTGGAATCAAAACACGAAATTATATAACCTCTACGACTCTGATGAAACTGCCGGGTGCTATGCGACTGAAGTATGACCAGTTCATGGCTGAGGGCAGTTTAATTGTTTTAGAGGGTGCCGTGCTTGACATGATGGATGTCTATGAAGATCTCGACAATCACATTACCGAGTGCGGCTATGATGTTCGCTGTCTGGGCTTTGACCCTTATAACGCCAAAGAGTTCGTAGCCAGATGGGAACAGGAAAACGGTCCGTTTGGAATCGAGAAGGTTATTCAGGGTGCTAAGACCGAATCGGTTCCGCTTGGTGAATTAAAGAAACTTTCCGAAGAAAGATTGCTGAAATTCGACGAGGACCTTATGACCTTTGCAATGGGTAACTGTATTACCCTGGAAGATACAAACGGAAACCGCAAACTTCTCAAGAAGCGATATGAACAGAAGATCGACGCTGTCGCAGCATTGATGGATGCTTATATTGCTTACAAACTCAATCGAGATGCTTTTGAATAAGGAGGTGGTCAAATGGACGAGCTTAGTCACCACGGCATTAAAGGAATGTGTTGGGGTGTTCGTCGTTATCAGAACAAAGACGGTTCATTGACCCCTGCTGGTCAGAAGCGTTTGGAGCAGAAAGATGCAAAGTGGGCGCATAAGAACCACGACAAAATTGTGTCCAAAGCTCGAAAAGATATTTCTAAGGAACTCGATCGATATACCGATCAGCTTTTACGCGACCCGAATGCTGTGACTTCTAAAGGAAAACTCAGCTCGGCAACTATCAATGCTTATAACCGAAAAATGGCAGAACTGATGAACCAGTCTGCCCGCAATATTACTGCTCCGTCTGGGCGAGTAGTGCAGTTCGTTGCTAAGCGTGGCGAAGTTGGCGTGCATATGGCAATCGCTGACAGAGGTTACGATATGGCGCAACTGAAGAACGGTATTTGGGCGTCTGGTCGTGTCGCGTATAAAAAGAAAAATGTTGATATGGTGTAAAGGAGGTGACGATTCAAAATGGAAATGTCTTTTGGTTCCAGACTGAAACATGCCTGGAATGCCTTTAATGGTAATGCCTATATGGACTATCGTAATCTCGGTATGAGTTATTCATATCGACCCGATAGACCCCGTTTGTCAAGAGGCAATGAAAGGTCGATCGTCACTTCGGTTTATAACCGTATCGCTCTCGATGTGGCAGCTCTGAAAATTCAGCATATCCGTCTGGATGAAAATGATCGATTTGTTTCGGTTATTCAGGATGGATTAAACAACTGCCTTACGGTCGAGGCCAATATCGATCAGACTGCTCGTGCTTTCATTCAGGATGTGGTTATTTCTATGTTCGATGAAGGTAGCGTAGCAATCGTTCCTGTTGATACTACGACAAATCCTAACATCACCGGTTCTTATGACATTCAGTCCATGAGAGTCGGTCAGATCTTAGATTGGTACCCAATGTATGTTCGTGTCCGTGTTTACAATGAACTCACGGGCAAGAAAGAAGACATTGTTATACCTAAGAGTACAGTTGCAATTATCGAAAATCCGCTGTACGCAGTTATCAATGAGCCTAACTCCACTATGCAGAGGCTCATTCGTAAACTTAACCTACTTGATGTCATTGATGAACAAAGTGGTTCTGGAAAACTCGATTTGATTATTCAGTTGCCTTATGTCATCAAGACTGAAGCAAGGCGTCAACAAGCCGAAAATAGGCGTAAAGATATTGAGGGTCAGTTGTCCGGTTCCAAATACGGTATTGCTTATACCGATGGTACCGAAAGAATCACGCAGTTGAATCGTTCTGTCAATAACAACCTGATGTCCCAGATTGAATACTTAACGAGTATGCTTTATAGCCAGTTGGGAATCACTCAGAGCATTTTGGATGGTACGGCAGACGAAAAGACTATGCTGAATTACAACAACCGAACTATCGAGCCTATCATTTCTGCGATTGTTGATGAAATGAAACGAAAGTTTCTAACCAAAACTGCCAGATCACAACTCCAGTCGATTTCGTTCTTTAGAGACCCGTTCAAACTTGTACCGGTAAACGATATCGCTGAAATTGCTGATAAGTTCACTCGAAATGAAATCATGACTTCGAATGAAATCAGGCAGGTTGTCGGCATGAAACCTTCGGATGATCCGAGGGCTGACGAGCTTAGGAACAAGAACCTGAGCGCGCCGAGCGAATCTACTTCGGACCCGCCTGTTGTCTCGAAAGAGATGGAGGAAATTCCGGAGTAATTTCATTTGAGTGAAAAAGGGTCTCTAAACAATCTCGAAATAAGGAGGAAATTCAAAATGGAAAGAGCATTCCAGGTTGAAGCTTGTGATTTCGGCGGCTGGGCTACTCGAAATGATCTTAAATGCTCCGATGGCAGAGTCATTCGCCACAATGCGTTTAAGGACAACGATGGAGTTAAAGTCCCGCTTGTTTGGAATCACCAGCACAACGATCCTCGTAATGTTCTCGGTCATGCTTGGCTTGAGAATCACGAGGATGGCGTGTATACCTATGGCTTCTTCAATGACACTGAATCCGGTGAAGTTGCAAAGGCTCTGGTAAAGCACGGCGATATTGTGGCATTGTCTATTTATGCCAACCAGCTTAAGCAGAATGGTTCTGATGTTATTCACGGCTGTATCTGTGAAGTGAGTCTGGTTCATAAGGGTGCAAATCCTGGCGCTTTCATTGATTCTATGCTGGCACACGGCGAGAATTCTGATGAATCTGCCATCATTTACACTGGTATGCCTCTGGTTCTTTCTCATGCAGACACTAAGTCTGACGAGAAGAAAGATGACGGAGACGACGCTAAGAAACAGGACAAGCCCGAAGATAAGGCTGAGGAAAAGAAAGACAATAACAAGGATGATGAAACCATCGCCGATATTATCGCTACCATGAATGAAAAGCAGCAGAACGCTATGTATTACATGGTAACCAAAGCTCTCGAAGGCGAGTCCGACGGTGAGTCTAAAGAAGGCTCCGACGATCCCGAAAAGAAATCTGAATCCAATAAGGAGGAAACTATCATGAAACATAATGTTTTTGACACCGATAAGCAGGATCAGAAGAATGTCCTGTCTCATGCGGCTCAGGGTGAGATTCTGATGCTGGCTAAGTCTCCCAACGTTGGCTCTCTCCGTACCGCTATCAAAATTTACGCAGAGGAGCACGCTGACGAACTCAAGCATGGTGAAATCAGCGGCTTTGTTCAGACTGGTGACGGCAATGTGACCACTCTGTTCCCCGACTATGTCGAGGCTCATCCCAGCCGTACCCCCGAACTCATCACTAACGACATGGGCTGGGTTGATGCTATTATGGCTAAGACTCAGAAGATCCCCCACGGTCGTGTTCGTACTTCCCATGTGGATATCCGCAGCATCGATGCTCTTCAGGCCAAGGGCTACACCAAGGGCAACCAGAAGAAGCTGACCGGCAACTATTCTCTGGTGAGACGTACTACCGATCCTCAGACTGTTTATGTGACTTCTGAGCTGCATCGTGACGATGTGACTGACATCGAAGATTTCGATTATGTTCAGTTCCAGTATGGCATCGACCAGATTTCTCTGAAGGAGACTCTGGCTGTTGCTACCATGCTGGGTGACGATCGTCCTGACGGTGATCCCGAGAAGATCTTCCCTGACAAGATCCGTCCTATCTGGACCGACGATGAACTGTACACCATCCATAAGGATGTTGACTTTGCTGCTATGGCAAAGGAGCTTCAGGGTACTGACACTGAGCAGTATTTCGGCGAGAGTTTCATCTATGCTGAGGCTATGGTCACTGCTCTGCGCAAGGCTCGTAAGGACTTCCGCGGTACTGGCAAGCCTGATCTGTTCATCACTACCGATATGCACAACACCATGATCCTGGCTCGTGACCGTAACGGCCGTCGTATTTACGAGACCGATACTGAGCTGGCTGCGGCTCTGGGTGTTGCAAACATCTACGAGGTTACCCAGTTTGAGGGTAAGGTTCGTACTGATGCTGACGGTAATAAACACAAGCTACACGCTATCTGTGTGAACATGGCTGACTATGGTTATGGTGCTTCCAAGGGCGGCGACGTAACTCACTTCACTGACTTCGATATCAAGTTCAACCAGCTCCAGTCTCTGCTTGAGACCCGTAAGTCTGGTCAGCTTACCAGAATTAAGTCTGCCATCGTTATTGAGGAGAAGGAAGATACTACTGGCACCTAATAATCACGGAGGAAATTCAAAATGGCGAAATTTTACGGACCAATCGGCTATGCTGTAACTGAAGAAACAGCCCCTGGTGTTTGGGAAGAGAAGATCACCGAGCGTATGTACTATGGTGAGCTGGTCCGCAACACAAGGAGACTTCAGTCAGCAGATCAACTCAACGACAACATCAATGTTGCGAATGAGATCAGTATCTTAGCCGATCCGTTCGCCAGTGAGAATTTCCACTTGATGAGATACGTTGGGTTTATGGGTGCTAAATGGAAGATTTCAAGTGTCGAAGTTCAGTACCCTAGACTAATACTGACTGTTGGAGGTGTATACAATGGCGAATAGACTAGATCTACAGACCCTGTTGGAAGACCTTCTGGGGAGTCGAAATGTGTATTTTCAACCTCCTGAGTCAGTAAAGATAAATTACCCTGCCATCGTGTACGGTCTTGAAGATATCAAGAATACGCACGCTGATGACAGGGTTTATTTATCACATAAGAGATATTGGGTAACTCTTATTGATAAGAATCCCGATAGCTCTTTTGTTGATATGATAGCACAACTGCCTACATGTCAATTCGATCGACATTATCCTAACGAGAACCTAAATAATTGGCGTTTCTCGCTCTATTTCTAATAATAAGGAGGAAAATCATATGTCCAAAATTGTTTGGGATAAAATTGGTGAGCGTCTGTATGAAGTCGGTTGCGACCACGGCGTTCTCTATCCTATGCAGGCTGGCGGTACCTATGGCGCTGGTGTTGCATGGAACGGTCTGACTAACGTTACCGAGAGCCCCTCCGGTGCTGAGGCTTCTCCTATCTACGCCGACAATATCAAGTACGCTAATATTGTTAGCAACGAGGAATTCGGCTGCACCATCGAAGCATTTATGTACCCCCCTGAGTTCGCTGAGTGCGACGGTTCTGTCGAGATTATGCCCGGTATGTATGCCGGTCAGCAGTCTCGTAAGACTTTCGGCTTTTCTTATCGTACTCTCATCGGTAACGATACTGAGCTGAACGATTATGGCTATAAGCTGCATCTGGTTTATGGCTGTCTGGCTGCTCCTTCCGAAAAGGGTCACGATACCATCGGCGACTCTGTTGAGCCTTCCACCATGTCTTGGGAAGTCAGCACTACTCCTGTGGCTATCAATACCGTCATCGAGGGCAAGAAGCTGAAGCCTACTGCTACTCTGACCTTCGAGTCCACCAAGTTCAGCCCCGAGTTTATGGCTAAGCTGGAGGAAGTTCTGTACGGTAAGGATGCCGTTACCGAGGGTGATGCAACTTCTGAAGCTGTGGCTCCTCGTCTGCCTATGCCTGACGAAATCATTGCCATGTTCAACGAGACTGTAGTCGCTGCCGGCTAAGTCTTAAAAACCGAATCTGTGGGAGCCGTATTCAGGTAAGCTGGCGGCTCCTCTTTTTATTTGAAAGGAGAAAAATTCAATGCATAAGGAAATTATTACTTACAACGACCTGAACGGTGTTCAGAGAACCGAAGACTTTTACTTCGACCTGTCCAAGCCCGAAATCGTGAAGATGCAGGCAAGTGCAAAGGGCGGCTATGATGTTCAGCTTAAGAGCATCGCTGCCAGCCTCGACGGAGCTAAGATCATGGACTTCTTTGAGAACTTTATCTCTAAGTCTTTCGGTGTAAAGTCCGAAGATGGCAGACGTTTCATGAAGTCCGACGAGATTTCTCGTTCCTTTATGGAAACTCCTGCTTATGAGGTGCTGTTCGAGAAGCTTGTCACTAATGACAAGTATGCTGCCGATTTCGTGAACGCTGTTATGCGTTCTAAGGGTAATGCTGCTGCACCTGCTGTGGCTCCCGTGGCAACCATTTAACATCGAAAGCTCGGAGGACTGAAGAATGCTGAGAATCATCGTACCGGCTGCTGAGTATTTCGATGAGATCAACGAAGAGTTCATCTACAAGAAAGAACAACATTTGCAGTTGGAGCATTCTTTGGTCTCTCTTTCAAAATGGGAAAGCAAATGGAATAAAGCCTTTCTGGGTAAGCAGGAAAAGACCGAAGAGGAAATTCTTGATTATGTCAGATGCATGACTTTAACCCAGAATGTCGATCCCGAAGTATACTCAAGGCTTTCAGCCGAAAATTATGCCGCAATCAACAGTTATATCGAGGCTCCGATGACTGCTACTCGTTTCTATGAAGATAAAACTCAGAAAGGAAGCAAGGACACAGTTACTTCGGAGCTTATTTATTACTGGATGATTGCTTATAACATACCCGTTGAGTTTCAGAAATGGCATTTGAATCGTCTCTTGACCCTTATTCGAGTATGCAATATTAAGAATTCTCCTCGAAAAAAGAGAAGCAAGCGTGAGATGTATCAGCGTAATGCTGCTTTGAATGCCGCTAACAAGCGTCGTTTTAATTCAAAGGGGTGATTCAATGAACAAACTGACGGAATGGTATAACAAATTCTGTGAGAAGCGATTAAAACACCTTAACATTAGACTCTATTGGAAACAAGAAGAGCAGCGCTTACGAAGTGAAGTGCAGAAGAATTCTCATTCTCTATTGTGGGTTTGGGAATTCAGTAAAAAGGCAGTTATGATCTGCTTCTTTTTCTATATGATCGTGCAGCTCTATTCGATGTCTGTCATGGTCATTTTTCAAGACTTCACCTATTTGGGTGAGTTAATCACAACAACGGGTAATCTTGTTGAAAACTGTGTGTTCATGTACCTGGTTAAAGCAGGACTTGAAAATGGTGTAAAGATTTGGCAACAGCATAAAACTGACCAATCCGAAATTGAAAACACAGATGATACAGAACCCGATGGACCAGTTGGATGAAAGGAGGAAACCACATGGAATTTATTAGTGAAAACTGGGCGTTTATCGTCTCTGCTATTGCTGCTGTTGCAGTCGGCGTTGTATTTGCTATTCGCTTTTTCAAAAGTTCCAAAGAAGAACAGATGAAGAAAATCCGCGAATGGCTTGTTTATGCTACCACCATTGCTGAGAAAGAACTCGGCGGCGGTACCGGTCAGCTTAAGCTCCGTCAGGTCTATGACATGTTCGTGAGCAAATTCACTTGGATGGCTAAAATCATTTCATTCGACAAGTTCAGTGATTTGGTTGACGACGCTCTGGGTGATATGAACAAGCTTCTGGAAACGAATACCGCAGTCAGCGCTTTTGTAAACGGCTCAGTTGAAGAAAACACCTGAGAAAGGAGCTAATTACTATGGGTGCTGTCATGAAAGCTTCCGAATTCGTTAAGAAATTGGAAGACATCGCGAAGAACTACAAAACGCTGTACATTATGGGATGCTTTGGCGCCCCGATGAACAGCAAGAACAAGACTCGATACTGTAACAATCATAGTTACAATCGGAAAGCTGCCAGAACCAAGATGATCCAGGCTGCTTCCGCTGATACTTTCGGTTTCGACTGTGTATGTCTGCTGAAAGGTGTTCTGTGGGGGTGGAATGGCGATACTTCTAAGGTTTATGGTGGTGCTAAATACACATCAAACGGCGTGCCTGATATCGGCGCCGATCAGATGATTAAGGTGTGCTCTGATATTTCTACTGATTTCTCCAATATTGAGGTTGGCGAAGCAGTATGGATGTCGGGGCACATTGGCGTTTATATCGGTAACGGGCTGTCGGTCGAATGTACTCCGAGATGGAAGAACTGTGTTCAGATCACCGCCTGCAACTGTTCCAAGTCGGGCTATAACACCCGTAATTGGACTAAGCATGGCAAACTGCCATATATCGACTATGATGTGAAGTCTTCTACTCAGAGCCAGCCTACTACCGTTCCGTCCCCTTCCGGTAACAAGACCGATGAAAAGGTCATCTGGGATTTCCTGATGGACAAGCTTGGCAACGCTTATGGCGTGGCTGGTTTGATGGGCAATCTGTATGCAGAATCCGCTTTGAAGCCTACCAATCTCCAGAACAGTTACGAAAAGAAACTCGGTTATTCCGACGATGGCTATACTGCCGCTGTTGATAACGGAAGTTATACAAATTTTGTTCGTGACTCTGCCGGTTATGGTCTGGCTCAGTGGACCTATTGGTCTCGTAAGCAGAATTTGCTTCAGTATGTTCAGAGCAAGAAGATGTCCATCGGCAACCTGACTATGCAGCTTGAGTTCCTGTATAAGGAGCTGAGCGAATCTTATAAGTCTGTCCTGAACACTCTGAAGACTGCCAAGAGCATTCGCGTCGCTTCTGATGCGGTGCTTACGAAGTTTGAAAGACCCGCCAATATGGGCACCTCTGTTCAGGAAAAGAGAGCAAGTTACGGTCAGAAGTATTACGACAAGTATGCATCGACCGCGACTGTTCCGACTGAAACTGTTAAACCGAAGCCTGTGACTACCAAAGTTGATTATGCACAGAAGTTCGACAAGTCTATTGCCGGCTCCTACGAGGTTACTGCCTCTGTCGGTCTGCATATTCGTTCTGGAGCAAACACCAAGAAGACTTCTCTTGGCGTCCTCCCCGGTGGCACAGTCGTCAAGAACTACGGTTACTACAGTGTTGCCGCTAATGGCGTCAGATGGCTTTATGTTAAGGCTCCTAACGGTACTGTCGGTTTCTGCTCTTCGACTTATCTCAGAAAGAGATAACAGGAGGCTAAGGAATGATAACGTTCAGACATAAGGGCGACTTCTCCAGAACGGTTCGGTTCATGGAAGGAGCTAAAAAGGCCATTCGGCTTGCAGACCTTGACAAGTTTGGCCGAGAAGGGGTCGCCGCTCTTGCGTCTGCTACACCTGTCGATTCCGGCCTGACTGCCAGTTCATGGTATTACGAGGTCGTAAACCGTAATGGAACGGCGAGGATCTCTTTTTACAACTCGAATATTCAAAATGGGGTTCCCATTGCGATCATTTTGCAATATGGTCACGGGACTCGTAACGGCGGCTGGGTACAGGGGCGAGACTACATCAATCCTGCTATCCAGCCTATTTTTGACAAAATTGCAAATCAAGCATGGAAGGAGGTTACTAAGCTATGAGCACTACAATCGACCAAAGAGTTGTAGAAATGCAATTCGACAATAAAAACTTTGAGCGTAATGTTCAAACAAGCTTGTCCACGCTTGATAAACTCAAGAGCAGCTTGAACATGAACGGAGCCACGAAAGGCTTTGAACAGATCGATAATGCTGCTAAGAAGGTCAACATGACCGGTCTTGGTAATGCAGTTGAATCTGTGCGTTTGAAGTTCTCCGCTTTGGAGGTCATGGCGGTAACCGCACTTTCAAACATCACCACACACGCCCTGAATATGGGTATGAATATTGCTAAAGAGTTCACTCTTGATCCCGTTATGCAGGGTTTCTCGGAGTATGAAACTCAGATCGGCGCTGTTCAGACGATTTTGGCAAATACTTCCCATCAGGGTACAAATCTTCAGCAGGTTAATCGAGCTCTTGATGAGCTGAATACCTATGCTGACAAAACCATTTACAACTTCACTGAGATGACCCGAAACATTGGTACCTTTACGGCAGCCGGTGTGGATCTGCAAACCTCAGTGGATTCTATCAAGGGTATCGCTAACCTTGCCGCTGTGTCCGGTTCAACCTCTCAGCAGGCAAGCACAGCAATGTACCAGCTTTCTCAGGCACTTGCGGCTGGTAAAGTGTCTCTTATGGACTGGAACTCGGTTGTTAATTCCGGTATGGGTGGTAAGGTATTCCAGGATGCGTTGATTCGAACTTCCGAACTCTTAGGTACCGGAGCAAAACAGGCTATTGATACTTATGGTTCCTTCCGTGAGTCTCTCACCAAGGGCGAATGGCTTACTACTCAGGTTCTGACTGAAACACTTAAGCAGTTTGCTGGTGCTTACACCGAGGCAGACCTTATTCAGCAAGGCTTCACAGCGGAACAGGCTAAATCCATTATGGATATGGCTAAGACTGCTGAGGATGCTGCTACCAAGGTTAAAACTTTCACTCAGTTGTTTGACACTCTGAAGGAAGGTGCACAGTCTGGTTGGACACAGACATGGGAAATTCTTATCGGCGACTTTGAAGAAGCCAAAGAAGTTCTCACTGAGGTTTCCAATGTCGTTGGTGATGTATTGACCAAATCGGCAGCAGCCAGAAATGAAGTGCTTAGCGGCGGTTTAAGCTCTGGTTGGAAACAGTTGCTCGGTGCTGGTATTGCTGATGAAGCCGGCTATATCGACTCCATTCAGGAAGTAGCTCGTGCTTATGGTGATGTCTTTGACCAAATAGTTGCTGATTCGGACAGTTTTAGTGATGCTCTAAAGAAGGGCTTGCAGGAGGGTGTTATATCTTCCGAAACTCTGTCTGATGCGGTATTTAATCTTCAGGAAAAGATGTCCGGTATGTCCGAGGAAGAGCGTAAGGCGGCCGGTTACACTTCTGAAATGATTGCACAAATCGAAACTCTTGCTTCTGGTCTGAGAGATGGTTCTATCTCGATGGATGAGTTTACTGAAAAGATTATTCGTCCGTCGGGTAGAGAAAACCTGATTCAGGCATTATGGAATGCGGCTAAGGGTCTGATGAGTGTAATCACGCCGATCAAGGAGGCTTTCAAAGAAATCTTCCCTCCGATGACGGCAGATCAACTCTACAAAATCACAGAAGGTTTGCGTAACCTTACTGAGCGACTCACTTTGAGCGAAACCGCATCCACTAATCTTAAGAATACATTCAAGGGATTATTCGCAGTTGTTGATATTATTGGCAGTGCGTTTATGGCTGTGGTTAAAGCTATCGGCTCTCTTTTGGGAGGCGTTGGCGAGCTTGGTGGTGGACTGCTCAGTATCACAGGTTCCTTTGGCGAATGGCTTGTCAAACTTAATGAAACCATTAAGACGACAGATGTATTCAACAAGGTCCTCGGCGGCATCGTAAACTTCATTAAAGCAGCGGCTACAGCCATTAAAAACTTCGTTACCACTGTTGCCCAAAACTTTAAGATCCCCGGGTTTGAACTGTTCCACAATCTTCTGGAGCGTGTGCAGGCTCGAATGGCTCAGGTTGGAGAAGCAGCAGGAAATATGAAGAGTGCTGTGGTTATTGCTTTTGAGCTTATTGGTGAAGCTCTCGCTAATTGTCAGTTTGTGCAGATTCTCCAGACTATCTGGAATGCTGTGAAGACCATTGCCAGCGGCATTGTAAATGCTCTTGGCAGCGTTGGTGGAGCAATCACTTCGAGCTTAGGAGAAGCTAACTTCAGTGGAATTATTGACCTGCTGAACGGCATTTCTTTCGGTGCTATCGCAGTCGGTATTACTAAGTTTGTTGGCGGATTCCGCAAAGCAATCGATGAAATTGGAAGCATTAAAGAATCATTCATTGGTATTCTTGATAGTGTTAGAGGCTGCTTCGAGGCTTATCAGTCTCAGTTGCAAGCAGGTACTTTGCTGAAGATTGCATCTGCTATTGCTATTCTCACAGCGTCTATTGTGGCGCTTTCGCTTATCGATAGCGATAAAATGTCTGCTGCTCTTGGTGGTATTACCGTTCTGTTTGCTGATCTGATGGCTTCGATGGCTATCTTTAATAAGATTAGTGGACAGGCATCCGGCGTTGTCAAATCCACAACTGCCATGCTGGGTATTGCTACGGCTGTCTTGATCCTTGCCAGTGCTTTGAAGAAGATTGGCGATCTGGATGCTAAACAGCTTGCTACAGGCTTGGTTGGTGTTGCAGGATTGACAGCGACAATGGTAACTGCGGCAAAAGTCATGGGTAGTGGTTCTCAGACAATCATCAAGGGTGCTACCCAGATGGTTATATTTGCAGCCGCCATCAAAGTATTGGCGTCTGTTTGCGAAGATCTGGCGGCTCTTAGTTGGGAAGAACTGGCTAAAGGGCTGGTAGGCGTTGGTGTTCTGCTTGCAGAGGTTTCTCTGTTTATGAACACTGCAAAATTCAGTGGAAAGTCCATTACAACTGCTACCGGAATCGTTATATTGGCTGCTGCAATGAAAGTTCTTGCTTCTGCCTGTGAAGATTTTGGTGGTATGAAGTGGGAAGAGATTGCTAAGGGTCTTGTGGCTGTTGGCGCATTGCTGGCAGAGATCACGCTCTTTACGAATCTTACCGGAAATGCCAAGCATGTAATGTCCACAGGCGTAGCGTTGATTGCTATTGCTGCATCTATGAAGATATTTGCTTCTGCGGTGCAGGATTTCTCCTCGATGTCTTGGGAAGAAATCGCTAAAGGTCTGGTCGCTATGGCTGGAGCTCTTACAGCAGTAACAGTAGCAGTTAATTTCATGCCTAAAAACATGATCGGCATTGGAACAGGTCTTATTGCCGTGTCTGCCGCTTTGCTTATTGTTGCGGATGCACTAAATAAGATGGCTGGTATGACATGGGAGGAAATCGCCAAGGGTTTGATTACTTTAGGCGGTGCTATGGCTATTCTGGCTATTGGCTTAAACGCCATGACCGGTACGCTTGCTGGTTCGGCTGCTATGTTGGTAGCTGCATCTGCGCTACTTGTTATGACACCCGTTCTTAGTATTCTGGGCGCTATGAGTTGGGAGGCTATCGCCAAGGGTCTTGTGGCTCTGGCTGGTGCATTCGCAGTTATTGGCGTTGCGGGTCTGGTGCTTACTCCTCTTGTTCCCACAATCCTCGGTCTGAGTGGAGCATTTGCTCTTATCGGTGTCTCTGTTCTGGGCATTGGTGCTGGATTGGCACTTGCTGGCGCAGGCTTATCTGCTCTTGCAGTAGGTTTGACTGCTCTTGCCGCTGCTGGTACTGCCGGGGCAACTGCAATCGTCGCTTCTTTGACCGTTATCATCACGGGCGTAGCCGCCCTCATCCCTGCTATAGCTGAGAAACTTGGCGAAGCCGTCGTTGCGTTCTGTCAGGTACTTATTGACGGAATTCCCGCCATTAGTGAAGCTATCAAGGCTATAGTGCTAACCATCGTCGATGTACTCGTCGAATGTGTCCCTGCCATTGCGGACGGCGCACTGAAACTCGTTGCCGGTGTGCTTGAAGCTCTGGTTGAATACACCCCATCCATTGTTGATTCCATATTCCAGTTCCTTATTGGAGTTCTGGAAGGAATCGCTCGTAACCTGCCGGGTCTTATCCAGGCGGCTATTGACGTACTTATGTCGTTCTTCTCAGGTATCGTAGATGCTCTTAAGGGTATCGACACCGAGACATTACTACAGGGTATTGTCGGTATAGGCTTGTTGTCGGCTATTATGGCTGCTCTTGCCGCCGTTGCCGCATTGGTGCCCGGTGCCATGGTTGGTGTTCTTGGTATGGGTGTAGTTATTGCTGAGCTTGCTCTTGTATTGGCAGCAATCGGTGCATTGGCTCAGATTCCCGGTCTGGAATGGCTTATCAATGAAGGTGGAGATCTGCTTCAGAGTGTTGGTACAGCTATTGGTAAATTCATTGGCGGTATCGTCGGTGGGTTTGCAAGTGGTGTGTCCAGTCAATTTCCGCAGATTGCTACTGACTTGTCCGGTTTCATGACCAATATTCAGCCGTTCGTACAAGGTGCGTCAGCTATTGACCCCTCTATGATGGATGGTGTTAAGGCTCTTGCTGAAACCATTCTTGTTCTGACTGCTGCAAACATTCTCGAAGGTCTTACTTCCTGGCTGACTGGCGGCTCTTCTTTGACCGGCTTTGCTGAGGAACTTGTTCCGTTTGGTAGAGCGATGAAACAGTTCTCTGAAGAGATTGCAGGTATTGATGGCGAAGTCGTCGCAAATGCCGCAACTGCTGGTAAAACACTGGCTGAAATGGCTGCTACACTTCCTAATTCCGGTGGTGTAGTTGGCTGGTTCACCGGTGAGAATGACATGAACGCTTTTGGCGAACAGCTCATTCCGTTTGGTCAGGCGATGAAGAACTTTGCAGATGAAGTGGCCGGACTGGACGCCGCTGTCGTTACCGAAGCTGCTACGGCTGGTAAAGCCCTCGCCGAGATGGCTACTACCATACCTAACAGTGGTGGTGTAGTCGGTTTCTTTGCCGGCGAAAACGACATGAGTGCATTTGGCGAGCAGCTTGTGCCTTTCGGTAAAGCAATGAAGGAGTATGCTGATGCGGTCTCCGGATTGAAAGCCGATGTCATTCAAAATAGCGTAACTGCGGGTCAGGCTCTTATGGAACTTGCAAACACTGTACCTAACACAGGCGGTGTTGTGGCTTGGTTCACAGGAGATAATGACCTTGCTTCCTTTGGTGAACAACTGGTTCCGTTCGGTACTGCGATGAAAAATTATTCTTTGTCTGTAGCCGGATTGGATGCTGCTGTTGTAACCAATTCTGCTAATGCTGCTAAGGCGTTGGTGGAACTCGCAAACAACTTGCCGAACAGTGGTGGTATCGTAAGCTGGTTTACTGGCGACAACGATATTGCGAGTTTCGGCGAACAACTCGTTAAATTTGGTAATTCCTTTGCGAGCTACTATAACAGCGTTTCTGGTGTTGATGTTACCAAACTGAATGGCGTAGTTGCTGAATTCCGCAATCTTGTGGATCTGGCAAACGGTATTAAGAATGTAGATACAAGCGGAATGTCTAATTTTGCAAAGAATCTTACGAACTTGGGTAACTCCGGTATCGATGGATTTATCAATGCATTCACAAATGCCAATTCCAGAGTAAGCACTGCCGCTAATACAATGGTGACAACTTTCATTAACGCTGCCAATGCTCAAAAGGGTAATCTTACCACGACATTCACTACCATGGTCAACAATGTAGTTACGGCTTTCACAAGCCAATATTACCAGTTTACGACCATTGGCAATACTCTGATGACTAACCTTATCTCGGGCGTAAGAGGTAAAGAACTGCTTCTCAAGAATGCGTTTATTACCATTGTTTCCGGCTGTCTGACTGCTATTCGTAATAAGTACCAAGAGTTCCAGACGGTGGGTATGACCATTATGACAAGACTCATTGCCGGTGTTCGAGAAAAGGATGAGCCTGCTAAGACCGCATTTACGAACATTGTTTCCGGCTGTCTGACTGCTATTCGTAATAAGTACCAAGAGTTCTATGATGCTGGCAAATACCTTGTTGAGGGCTTTGCTAAGGGTATCGATGAGTACACTTGGTACGCGGAAGCAAGGGCAGCAGCAATGGCTCGTGCGGCGGCTCAAGCGGCTGAAGAAGAGTTGGACATCAACTCGCCTTCTAAGGTTGGTCAGAGAATCGGCGGATTCTTCGGTATGGGATTTGTAAATTCCATTATCGCTTACGCAGACAAGTCTTACGAAGCCGGTGCTGAAATGGCATCTGCGGCTAAGAATGGCTTGAGCAACGCAATTTCCAAGGTAAGAGACTTTGTCGAGGGTAATATGGACACGCAGCCTACCATTCGACCTGTGCTTGACCTGAGCGAAGTTCGTTCTGGTGCTCATATGCTGTCGGCTCTGCTCAGCAGAAAACAGGCTATGACTATCAGCACTGAAATGAACAGACAGTCTGCTGGCACAATTCAAAATGGAGAAACTGCAACTCCTGCGGCTGGTAACAGCTACTCCTTCGTACAGAACAACTACTCACCTAAATCTCTGTCAAGGATTGATATCTATCGTCAGACGAAGAATCAGTTCTCTGCACTGAAAGGATTGGTGGAAACATGATCTATTCATTAGCTGTCACCAATTTTTTAGGTGATAGGATTCGGCTTGAACTGGGGAAGCCTGAAAACACGGGCTTCCTCATCAAGTCTATTACAGGTCTCGGGCCAGTTAAAGCTAATGTGAACACAACCGAAGTTGCAACCAATGACGGTTCGATGTTTAACTCGGCAAGACTGAGCCAAAGAAATATTGTCATTCAGATGGTGTTCGTTAATTCCATCTATGGCGAAGACATTGAAGAAATTAGGCAGAAGTCGTACAAGTATTTCCCGATCAAGAAGAATGTGGAGCTGGTTATTGAAACCGATAACCGCTATGTTCGCACTACGGGTTATATTGAATCAAATGAACCTGATATCTTTAGTAAACAGGAAGGGACACAGATCTCAATTATATGTCCCGACCCGTATTTCTACTCTGCGAGTGAAGACGGCGATAATGTAACCGACTTCTACAGCATTGACCCTATGTTCGAGTTTCCGTTCTCCAATGAGTCTTTGACTGAGCCTCTGCTTGTATTCGGTGAAATCCAGATCAAGACAGAGGGCGTCATCACTTATACTGGTGACTCGGAAATTGGCGTGATGATCTATATTCACGCTATCGGACCTGCTGAACACATCAATATCTACAATACCGAAACCCGAGAGGTTATGACTATCGACACGGTTAAGCTTGAAAAGCTGACTGGACGAGGTCTTATTGCTGGTGATGACATCATCATCAATACCTTGAAGGGCGAAAAGAGTATCACTCTGGTTCGTAGTGGTGTGTCGTATAACATCCTGAACTGCTTGGATAAAAACACTGACTGGTTCACTCTGGTCAAAGGTGACAATATCTTTGCGTTCACAGCAGACAGCGGGGTCACTAATCTTCAGTTCAGAATTGAGAACAAAGTAATCTACGAAGGAGTATAAGCGATGGAACTATTAGTGTTAAACGCCAATTATGAGTCCATAGCTGTGCTTGATACTTATGAGTCTCTTATCTGGACAGACCGATACAATTCATACGGAGATTTCGAAATGTTCTTCGCAATGGATGAGAGTTCCTTGAAATATCTTAAGGAAGACAACTATCTTTGGTTGAAAGACTCGGAACATACCATGATTATCGAGGATATTCGGATTGATGCCGATACGGAAGATGGAAACCATCTTGTTGTTACAGGCAGGTCCTTAGAATCGATTCTGGAGCGTCGCATTATCTGGGGGCAGAGGGTTTTCACTGGAAATCTTCAGAACGCTATCCAGACTATGCTGAACGAGTGCATTATTTCTCCGTCTATTGCAGACCGTAAGATCTCCAACTTTAGGTTTGTGGCTTCCACCGACCCGAAGATAACAAGTCTTACAATCGACAATCAGTATACCGGTGACGACTTGTACACCGTCATCAAAGGTTTATGCGAGGAAAACGATATCGGCTTTAAGATTGTTCTTACCGATGATAATTGGTTTGAATTCAGTCTATATGCCGGTATTGATCGTTCGTATGACCAAACGGAAAATCCGTATGTCGTATTCTCTCCTAACTTTGAAAACATTATCAACAGCAACTATTTCTCGTCTAAAGCCAGTTATCGTAATGTGACTCTTGTTGCCGGAGAGGGTGAAGGAACAGCTCGAAAGACCACCGTTGTAGGTTCGGGTTCCGGACTTAACAGACGTGAGGTCTTTACTGATGCTCGTGATATTTCATCTGAAACCGAAGACGGCGTCACTTTGTCCGATACAGAGTATTATGCTCAGTTGAGGTCGAAAGGGCTTAAAACTCTTGCTGACCACCCCATTACAACCGCATTTGAGGGTGAAGTGGAGGTCACGAGACTCTTTAAGTATGGCGAGGATTTCTTCATTGGCGATATCGTACAGATTGCTAATGAGTATGGTAATGAGGGGTCGGCATATATTTCTGAGCTAATCATTTCGAGAAGTGAAGCAGGACTTTCAGTCTATCCGACCTTCAAGACAATTTCGAAAAAGGAGGGATAAGTTAAATGAGCGTAACTTATGGATTCTATAACTCTTTGAACGGAGACCGTAAGTACAATGCTGAGCAAATTTCAAGCATCTTTGACGGTTTGATCGTCGATGGTGTATTTGCCTCTATCGGTACGGCTTTCGCTGTGAAAGCAGCAGGCGGTTTGACTGTAAATGTCGGTATTGGTAGAGCATGGTTCAATCACACTTGGACCTTAAATGACAGCATTCTACCACTTACAGCTCCTGAATCTGAAGTGCTGTTGGACCGTATTGACGCAGTTGTTCTGGAAGTGAACAGCATGGAGTCAGTTCGCGAAAACAGCATTAAGATTATTACAGGTACTCCGTCGAGTGCGCCTGTAAGACCCACACTGGAAAACGAAGGTAATGTGCACCAGTACCCTCTGGCTTATATTTACCGTAAATTCGGTTCTACAGTGATTACGCAGGCGGACATCACCAACATGGTTGGCACGGACAGTACACCGTTCGTAACCGGCATTATTCAGACTATCAGTCTGGACGAACTTCTTGGTCAGTGGCAGGACCAGCTCGATCAGTTTGTCGCAAACGAAGAGGCTGATTTCAGTGAATGGAGCAAGCAGAAGAGAATCGAGTTTGATAACTGGCAAGCCGCACAACAGCAGGACTATGAGAACTGGTCTGAGGAACAGAAACAGGACTACCTGACTTGGATTTCTGAGCAGGAAACCACCTTTAATGACTGGGCAACTAATCAGATGTCTAGCGAAGAAGAGTGGATTGCATCAATGCAGGAAACATTCCTCAGTTGGTTCAATAATCTTCAGACTCAGCTTAGCGGCGATGTTGCTGGTAATCTTCAGCTCCAGATTGACAAAGAAGAGGTTAAACACATTTTGTTATCTGGATTTGCTGACGGGTCTAAAGCATTCAATGAGGATGGTACGGTGATTACTTCTACTGCTGATGATGGTAGGACGCTAGTTAAGACCTTCACCAACAACTTCCTCACCATGACTACTGTCTTGAAGAGTGCCGAAGGTGGAGAGATTGCTCGTATGGTCAAGCAGTTTAGCTCTGATGGAACTCTGATTGACATAACTACAACCTATGCGTGAAAGGAGAAAAATTCAAAATGGCAGAAGAAGATTTGATTTTCGGTAAAAACCGACACTTCTTTGGAGGCATCGAACCCTCCAATATGGCTGAATTTAGTGCCAATTACGACGCAACAGGTACAGTAAGTCGTGCTAAGGTCATTGCAAAGCTTCCGGCTGACACAAAGATCGATGGCCAGACACTGTGCAGCGTTGCTGGCGCTGTAATTCGCAAAAAGGTAGGTTCTTATCCTAAGGACGAGTTCGATGGCATTCTGGTTAAGAACATCTCGGCTGACGAGACTTTCTTTGATGAGGACGTTGAAATTGGCAACACCTACTATTATGCTGCATTCCCCTATACTACTCAAGGTGTCTATAACCGAAACATTGCAAATCGCTCGGTTTGCACAATCATTGCCGGTTATGAGCCCGACAACATGAAAGTGTTCACAGCTACATCCGCCTATTCTAATGGACAGGCTCGTGTACGACTGAACGCTACTCTCCCTGATAACGGTACTGAGGATCGTCCTTACACTGTAGCAGGTGCAATCATTCGTCGTAGCACTACTGGCCATCCGACCAGTGAAACTGACGGCGTTCTGATTAAGGAACTGACAGCCAGTGAGGAATTCTACGATACCAATGTCACTCTGAATCAGACCTACTACTACGCCGCATTCCCTTATACTACTCAGGGTGTATACAACCGCAATGCCGCTAATAGAGCCACTTGTACTCCTGTGGCTATCATTCCCGGCAACATGCAGGTATTTACTGCTGAGTCTGTTCATGTCAGTGGTCAGCCTCAGGTTAAGTTGACGGCTACTCTGCCTGCAAACGCCACCGACTGTACGATTGCAGGGGCTGTGATTCGTCGTAGCACTACTGGCTATCCATCCAATGAATCTGATGGTGAGCAGGTTGCGACTATCACTGCAAGCGGCACTTACTACGACACAAATGTCGAAGCAGGTGTGACTTATTACTATGCGGCTTTTCCGTATTCCACCGATGGCGTGTACAACACCAATGGTGCCAGTACAAACCATGCAAGCTGTGAGGTTAGCAGCTATGCATATCTGTTTGGTTATGACTTGGCGATTTCTACTACCAGTCCTTCCGGCAGAGTTACCTATCCTTCTGATGTGGATAATGCTGGCTTTACTCCTGCGGCAATGAACTTCAGTACAGGCGTCTTCAACTATGGTAGCTGGAACTTTGAACCTGGCGAAATGTTCATGCCTCGTCCTTGTATGCTGACTTATGCCGGCGTTGTTGACCATTACCTGAACCCCAATGACTACACCAAGAAGACTGATGGCACTGCTTCCAGTGTTGCAAGTACCTCCTTTGGCGGTAATGCAATGATGGAGTGGCCTAAGATTTGGGTTAAGCGTTGGGAAGAGAATGGTGTTTATCACTTCCGTTGTTCTGACGTTCAGATCGATGAAGATTACGAATGCTGGAGTAACTACGACCGCCAGAACAATCAGATTGAGCATTTCTATACTCCTATCTTCTTTGGCTCCAACGTGTCCAGTAAGATGCGTTCTATCAGCGGCCAGACTAACCTCGTATCTAAGACTGCTGCTGAGGAAATTACTCTTGCTAAGGCAAATGGTGATGACTGGTACACTGAGGTGCTTGCTGACAGACTGCTGATTCAGGATCTGCTGGTTCTGATGGCAAAGAGTACGGACGGTCAGACTGCATACGGCTCTGGTAGATCTTCCAGTGGCAACAGCTCTGCTATCGGTCAGGGTACTATGAACACCAAGGGTATGTTCTGGGGTAGTAATGATGCTACTTCCGGCGTTAAGGTCTTCGGTATGGAAAACCTGTGGGGTAATCTGTGGAGACGTATTGCTGGTTGGATGAATGTCAGTGGTACTCAGAAAGTCAAGTTGACTCGTGGTACTCATGATGGCTCTACTGCTACCAATTACAATACCGATGGCAGCGGTTATCTGAGCATTTCCGGCGCTACTCCTTCTGGCACTTCCGGCGGTTACATCAAGACTATGAAGACTATGCCTTATGGTCGTATTCCTTACGATGCAAGTGGTTCGTCTACTACTTATGAGGCAGATGGTCTGTACTTCAACAACTCTGATACGAGGTATGCGCTTGTTGGCGGCCCCTGGGGCCATGGCCTTCTTTGCGGTCCGTTCTCCGCTCATCTGTACGTTGCGGCGTCGTCTTCGTACGCGTACTCTGGCGCGGCTCTCTCTTGTAAACCGCTTGCCGCTGCGTAAGCAGTGAGGAGAGGACGGGAGAACCCTAGGTTCGCCGGCTATTAAGTTTTTCGGAAAAATTTCATAGGGGTATACACTGCGTCCTGCGGCGATTGTTGGCGGCAACTGGAACAATGACCTTCAATGCGGTCCGTTCTACGCTAATCTGAACAATACGGCGTCGAATTCGAACACGAACAATGGCGCGGCTCTATCTTATCCATTAAGAAGTGACTCTCATAATGCAGTGTATATCGCTGTAACAACAGCAAGGGGTGTAAAAGCCCCTTCCTCACCGCTTGGTGAAAATTAACTCGGTGCAAGCATCTGCTAGTAGCTGAGAATAAGTCGAACGCGGATGAGAGGATAAGAGAGAACATGAAATCCTATAACCACTTGTATGAAATATGCATATCCGAATCAAACAGGCAAGAATCCCTAAAACTTGCAAAGCACAGCAAGCGAATCCGTAGAATCATGAAACACCGGCATATGCCTGACGAAGCCGTAATTGAAAAATCCTATGACTGGATAGTCAATTACGAAAACGCCGAGCATATGCCGGTTTATATTTATGACGGAATCAGCCGCAAAGAGCGTGTAATTATCGTTCCTACTATGGAAGAGCTGATCGTGCAGCATAATGTTGTCAACGCTCTTAAGCCGATGTTTTGCAAGGGCATGTATGAGCATACCTATGCGAGTTTGCCCGGTAGAGGAGCTCACAAGGGAAAACAAGTTATAGAGAAGTGGATCAGAACAGATCCGAAGAACTGTAAGTATGTTCTCAAAATGGACATTCGTCATTTCTTTGATACTGTTCCACATGATCGCTTGAAGGCCAAGTTGAGAAAATCCATCCATGACGAGAAGATGCTGGATTTGTTGTTCCGTATCATTGATGTCACCGAGGTGGGTATTCCACTTGGCTTTTATACTTCCCAATGGCTATCAAACTGGTATCTCCAGGGTCTCGATCACTACATCAAGGAAAAGCTTGGTGCAGTTCATTACATGCGCTATATGGATGATATGGTTATATTCGGAAGCAACAAGAAGGTATTGCACCGTATGAGGGAAGCCATCTCCGACTATCTCGTGGAGGAGCTGGGCTTGGAACTCAAATCAAATTGGCAAGTATTTCGATTCTCATACATTGACAGCGATGGCAATGAGCGAGGAAGAGATCTTGACTTTATGGGATTTCGCTTTTATCGCAACAGAACGGTTTTGCGAAAAACCATCATGTATAAAGCCACGAGAAAAGCAAGAAAAATCTCCAAAAAGGAGAAACCAACTATTTATGACGCCCGTCAAATGCTGTCTTATCTGGGCTGGATCGACTGCACTGATACTTATTTGATGTATCGGAAATGGATTAAACCATATGTCAGCTTCCAGCGGCTGAAACGAAAGGTTTCACAGTATGACAAGTATGACGACCGTCGAGTCTATCAAAAACTCGTTAGTCTTTACACTGTGAAAGGAGGAAAGTCGAATGGAGTTAAATTACCGATACTCCGAAAGTACAGTCAAACCTGCTGTACTTGAGATCGCTGAAGGCTCGGTATATTTTCGCAAAGAAATTACCAGCGTCACGAGAACATCTGAGCAGGGCGATGAAACCGTATTCTGGACTTACCAGGAAGCGGAACTGACTCCTCAGGAGTTCAATAACTATGCCAGTCTTCTGATGGCAGAATACACCATCAAGGGAAAGGACGACTCCGCCAACATCGTTCAGCTCATGGCTGGTCAGGAAGCAGGCGACGGCAATCAGCTTATCATCATGGCGGCTATCGCCGACCTGTATGACGCCGTTGCATCTTTGATGTAAGGAGGAAAATTCAAAATGGTTGAAATCTATGTGAAGCTTATCATCAATAAGCGCAGAACCTTTGATCAGATCCCTGACAAGTTTAAGGCTGAGGTCGAAGCAAGACTCGGAGAAGATGGTTACGACATCAACGGTGACCCCATTGTCACTGAGGAGGCGTAATCATGTTTTATATTCTCGCAAAATTTTTTATAGGAGGTAGCAACATGGTAGCACTGTATGTCGCACTCATCATCAATGGCAGACGAACTTTCAGTCAGGTACCCGTTAAGTTCAAGGAAGCTGTCAGGGCTGATCTCGAAGCTATCGGTCTTGACGAGAACGGTAATCCTGTGGATTAACTGCAACGGGTGGAGGGCCTGCCTAACGGTGGGCTCTTTCACTTATTAAAAGAGGTTTGGGGTGGATTTCCTGCAAACTTCTTAAATCTTAAACAGACTTAAAGGAGGATGGTCTATGGAAATTGCACCTTTTGCTCAATCAGTAATAACAATCATTTGCGCTGTTCTTGCATCTTCTGGTTTTTGGGCGTTTTTGCAGAAACGAGCAGAACGAAAAGCTGCTGAAAATAAACAAACTACAGTGGAGACACAAATGCTCATAGGACTTGCTCATGATAGAATTGTTTATCTTGGTATGTGTTATATTGAACGAGGTTATATCACCCAGGATGAATATGAAAATCTGTATGAGTACCTCTATAAACCTTATGAAAAATTAGGTGGTAATGGGTCGGCAAGGCGTATTATGGATGAAGTAAATAACTTGCCGATTCATAAATCAACTTACACAACATAAGGAGGAATTTCAATGAAGACAATCTAACAGGAGGTTGGTATCATGGCATATAGCGTTTCTGGAACCACGATCACTTTGACCCGAGGTGATACATTTGAAGCTCTAATTTCAATTACTCAAGAAGATGGAAGTCCTTATGTTCCAAAAGAAGGCGATACTGTTCGATTTGCAATGAAATCTTCTTACGCGGATGAAACGCCTCTTCTTGTTAAAGATATTCCAGTGTCAACCATGATTCTGGTGTTGGAACCTCTTGACACAAAAAAGTTGAATTTTGGTAAATATGTTTATGATATTCAACTTACGACTATTGAGGGTAAAGTTGACACGTTCATAGCAAAAGCTACCATTAAGATCACAGAAGAGGTAGACTAATATGGGTGATTTAAAAGCTATCGGCTCTATCGCTGGACGTATTTCACCTGTGGCGACCTTGAAAGGATCTTTATCTGGAGTGTCAACAACTCCACAGCATGAAATTTACACAGGAAATTACAATGTAACACCAAAGCCTTTTGAATCACAGGTTCTCAATACGGCTGATAAGCTATTAACTGAAGATGTTGTGATTTCTGAGATTCCTGTTCATGAAACAACAAACCCATCAAATGGGATAACAGTATATATAGGAGGTTAATACAATGCCAGAAAGTACAAAAAAGTATAGTAAGGTAATTTATGGCGGTAAGACACTTATTGACTTAACCGCTGATACGGTGAAAGCGGATAAATTGTTGACCGGAACCACAGCTCATGGCGCAGATGGCGAATTGGTAACAGGTACTTGCGACTTTGACATGAATACTCAGCCTGCTAATGCATCGGCTTCTGAAATTCTTCTCGGTAAAACAGCAGGCGTTAAGGGTGCAATGGTTACAGGTACAATGCCTAATAACGGAGCTGTAACCGGTACCATTGCTTCAAAAGATGAAGAATACACAATTCCTAAAGGTCATCATGATGGTTCCGGTAAAGTGTCTATTTCTTCTGAGGAAAAAGCTAAGCTTATTCCTGATAACATTCGAGATGGTATTACGGTCCTTGGAGTGGTTGGTATAATGTCTGGTACTGAAAGTGCCGTTCCACAAGCAAAGACAGTGACGCCTTCTACAGTTCAGCAAGAAATTCTTCCGGACACAGAAGCTGGGTACAATTATTTGTCTTCTGTTACAGTTGCAGCTATTCCTTACACTGAAACAGATAACGAGGCTGGAGGAGTTTCGGTAAGTATTGCGTAAGGGGTGATATAGTATGTCCTTTAATAAAGTAATTTATGGGGATAAAACCCTTATCGATTTAACTACCGATACTGTAACTGAAGAATCTTTGTTGGAAGGATATACTGCTCATAAAGCGGACGGGTCCGTTATCATAGGTAAATTCAAAGGTGGAAGCGCCACGGCTGAAATTGACCAAATACTTACATCCGGACTTACTGATGGATATAAGTATTTATTTGATGACGGAACGATTATCAGTGATTCCCAAACAAAGGAACTCAAATTAACAAAGACTTTTTCAACTGATTTTTCTGTTTGTACTACTGTACTAACTAATCAAGATGGTGTAGAATTAGGTAGGACAGAAAAAAGATATTCCGATGATTATCAGGTTATAACAACCATCGACCATATCGGTCGTAAGTTGGTAAAGACCTTTTCCAATGATCTTAAAGCACTTGAAGCTGTTCTAACAGATGAAAATGGTATGGAACTTGCACGCTACAATAAATCGTTTTCAGATGATGGAAAGGTAATCGAAACTGTAGTTACTTATGGTTCGTAAGAAGCGGTAAGCGTATGATAGATGTAGGTTATTTCTGCATTATTCCTACACTTCGGATAAAAAAGCCTGTAAATACGGGATATTTTGTTTCCATAATATAATCATAGCAGTAAATCTGTGATACATGGCTGGTTAGACGAGATTTTGAAAGATGCTGACGTGATGCAGCATGTTTTGTATAATCCTTTATGGAGCATAAAGCAGCAGGAACAAGAGCATTTTAGTTCATTGAAAACGGAGTTTTATTTAGAGAACTGAATACCAGTTTGTCGAACAGATACAAGGGCGCACTTCTATACGGGGTATTCCCGTATGTGCGCTCTGCGAGACGGAACATTCCGGACACATGAATGTCCAGGGTGTTTTGCGTCACAACGTTCCGAACAAGGGGCTCCTTGCGCCGCAA